CAGCGATCACACGTGATTTAAAATCATTGATTAGCGTATTTATACTAATACCATTTTGTCCTTGCCCACATGATAATAATGTTAACATAATTAAGCATAGGTTAAGTTTACTACCACATCATTTGCCAATATGGCACCTGTATTATTGTCTGCTAATCCACTTGTTATTGCAAGTGCAATTCCTAAAGGGAAATTAACCCCCATAGAAAAAGGAATAGCTATACCAGCTCCTTGTGTATTTGCAGGAATAGGAATAGTCATTAAAGGAACATCAGTTCCTACAGTGGGAGCAGTAGCCTTGTTATACAGCTTCAAGTATCTAACTGTAGATGTTAAACCTATAGCAACAATAGAATACAAATTTCCTCCAGAAGCTTTGACAACATTTGCGTTAGTTGTAGCAAGTGATATTAACTTGTAAGGAGTTGTTCCATTTGATCCAGTAGTGTTAGGCCTTGGACTAATAGGAACAGGATTTGCTCCAGTATTGTCAACTGTAACATTAGAATTATTTCCTGTAACTTTTGATAATTGTTCTAACTGTTTGGCAATTTGCCATAGTAAATTAGCTTCATAACTACTTCCTATTTGTTTTGCTGGTATAGCCATTTTATTTTTTATTTTTTAATTTTTATTTAAATACTACATACAAATATATAAAGATTATTATAAATAATAGTCTTTATATAATATTATCTACCTTGTCCTCTGTATTTTTTAGGACGTTCTTCTTTAGGACCATAAGACTTACTATGTTTTCCTGTCTTTTTAGCTCCAAATACAATTTTACGTGAATCAACTTGTTTTGCCATTACTATAAGATTTTTAAAATATTAATTCCTTAATGAATAAAATAAAAGCTGGTAATAATGTAGCAACAACATCTAACGCTTCTACACTTCCTTTGTGTTTTGAATCATATGCTTCTTTTCCTACAGCAACTATTAATACAATTCCAAGAGAAATTAAATTTGAAAAAATCAATGTTGCTAAAATATAAATAACAAATCCATATATAAAATGGTTTGCTTTATCTTGTGGTATTTGTGGTAACATATTAAATTGATTTTAATTGAAAGTGCATTTCTTTTTTAAAAGTACCATCTGTATTTCTTAATCTTAACTTAGTTTTTTCAGATGGTGTTATTCTATTATCAAAAACATCAACATTTTGTAATATAAATCCTTTACAACTATATTGTTTTTGTTGAACAGTTCTTCTTATGTCACAAGGATTTGTTAATAATTCTTTAGAACACTCTTTTATAGAATTCCAAACTTTATAAATATCTCCTTTCAAAGTAAATCCATATACTCTTTTTTTATTTTTATCATGAGCTTTACTTTGTTTATCTTTAATTTCTTTTGTTCCTACACCACCTTCTCCACCATACGTAAGATTGTAACCTTTAGAATCATTTGTAGAATCATAAAAAGAAATCCAATATTTTTCTCTATCATTTATTAAATGATCATCACATTCTTCTAATACATCAAATATAAAAATATCTTTACCATATTTATTATATGAATATTGAAGATGTTTATTTATATGTTTTCCGTATTTTAATTTTCTTAAATGTTCTTTTTGTCTAACAATAAGAGAAATAGTTTTACCAATATAAACTTTATCGGTTAAAGTGTTTTTTATAATGTATATACAACTCATATAGTATTTAACTCAAAATGCATTCCATCTTTTCTTTTGAAATTTCCTCCCCAATAAAATCCTGCATCTGTAAAACATTTTACAAATCCTGCAGACAATACAGGAGTTACATTAAGTCCATTCCAAGCAGCATTAACGTCAATTGCTAATCCCCATGCATGCAATGACATAGAACTTAGTCCTCTTTTCTTTCTAATATTGAAACATCCATCAAAAGTTTTAAGCTCTTTAACAAATCCTCTATCAATAAGATTAGTGAAAGCTTTTGTTAATGGACCCACCATATCTTTATTGCAATAAAGTCTTTTAGGTAGAACACCTATTTCTAATTCTGTTGGTACATCCCAAAGAACCATTCCTGATTCTTTTACAGGATCACCATATTTCTTTAATGCTTGTGCACTTGTCACCATAATTAGTCTGTTTCATTTGTTAATGAATCTTTTTTGCTTATAATAGATGTAGAATATGTTGTTAATGACAACAAAGCTGCTATTAAACCTGCTTCTACACCAAGAAGTATAGCTACATCAGAATAAGTTTGTCCAGGTTTAATATTATTAATAGTCTTTGATATATTCAATACAAGATTAAAAGAAAAAACAAGAGATAGCACTCTACGAATAGACACTTTCTTATTTGTTCCTAACCATATAGGTTCTATGTATTTGAATATTTTATATATCATTTACGTAATTTTATTTTCCAATAAGTTTGTAAGCCTACTTGCACTTGACCATTCATATCAAGTCCTGTATATACATTATATATATGATCTGTTTTTGTTTTAAGTAATACCCCTACATTAAATTGATTAATAAGTTGTTGTGGTCCTCCTTGTAAACCTCCTCCATAATAAATTTGATTATTTCTAAGAGGGGGAAGTGTAATTGTTTTAGTTATAGTTGGATATTTTAAATCCCAAGCTACTTTTCTATAAGTAATATTGTTATGGTTTACAGTGTCATTAATATATACATGTCCTATACTATCAAGTTTAATTGTATCTTTATATACATTAAGAGCTATGTGCTCTTCTACTAGCTTAGTGTATTGTAATACTAATTTAGCATAGTTTGGATCAGGGACATAGTTAGTTCCTGGTTTCCCTGGAATAGTCTTAACTAATGTTGGTTTAGTAATTACAGTGTTCTGTTTAACTACCCACACTGTATCTGTTTTAACAGAAGGTTTTTCTGCAGGAATATTATCTTTATTGCATTTCTGTAAAAGAATAACTGCTATTAGTATTAGTATAACAACATTAAAGAAATTCTTCTTAACCCATTCTAATATAATCATCATTGTAAATTTTTATAAATTCCTGTAGCAAATTGAATAAACGCAGCTATTGCTACAATTATACCAACTGTCCATAAAATTCTATTTTTAAAGTCTTCTTGTTGTTCTAGTTTAGATTTTAAAATGTCAATTTCTACTTTCAATGTTTTAATATCACTCACCATTCCTCCTTCTTTAGTTAAAGGATTTCCTAAAATTCCATCAATCACTTGTGATAATTTCGTATCAATAGAGGTCATTTTATCCTCTAGATCTTCTAATCTTTGATCCATGCTCTTTAACTCTTCTTTGATTTGTCTTTCGATATTTTCCATACTTTCCATAAATAGTAACAATATAATTAAATGGATTACCATTTATAAGCAAATATAAATTTTATTTATTACATATTAAAACAACTAAAAATTATATTCTTCATAATATAGCATAAATGAAAATTATTTTTTAGTAATCAATTTCTATATTATTTGTTATTTAATTTACCAAGCTGTTAATGCTGTTCTTCTCCAAGTGTTTGCTGCTATGCAAACATATATGAAACCAGCTGTATATCTAATCTCTCCGAGTATTCCTGTTGATGTTGATGTTGCAGGAGCTGGGTTTAAATTAGAAATTGTGTATTGTCCTGCTTGAATATTATCCGCCAAAATTGGACAATTAAGATTAAAACTTCCAGCTTCAACAGTAATATCACCACTAAAATCATTTATTTCAATAGAAGTAGATCCAACTGCTAATATAAGTACATCTCCATCACCACTTATATTAGATGTTATTATACCTCCAGTAAAGCTAATTGTTTTATTAGTAGTCGCTCCAACATCTGTAACAGATTGTAAATCTGGAGCAGAAAAATTACTTAAAGAATAATTTATTTTTTCTAAAGCAGTTTGTATACTGTCATTTGTGTTTACTCCTATATATAATAAATTAGCCCCTTCGTAAAATACGCAGGTAGAATTTAATATAACAGGACACGGTGTGGCTGAGCAAAGTACATTCATAATGTAAGTAGTGTATTAGTAATTTGTAAAAATAATATTTATAAGGTTGATATCAAACTGTTATAAAAAATAACTAACTATAATATAGCGTTGTTATCTTCTACTTTCTTTTTGAATTGTTATGTCAAATTCTTTAGCAAACTCAGAATCAAGTATTGCTCCATATGTCAACAATGATTTTGTTACAGGTAACATCTTAGCTAAATATTTAATAGGTTTTGCTTTTTCTCTAACTTCTTCTGAAGATAATGATGGGTCAAATAATTCAAAGCCTAATACTTGGCTAGAAAAATGAGACATGAATTTTATTACATCTGAAAAAAGTCCTATAGCAGGAAACATTGATCCTTCTAAAATTTTCTCTGCTTCTAATGGATTATAAAAGAATGAAAGTTCCCCAACAAATTTATCTACAACTCTTTGAGAAAATCTATAAAAGTTTTTAGTTGCTATATCATCATCATCATCGTCAGGAGCTAATAGTCCCATAGATAATTTTAAACCAAACAAAACAAGTAACATTGTTAATTCCTGGACCTGATTTTTTAAATTTGTTTTAATCATGTCATTGAAATCTTCTTTTGTCATAGTAAATTTTTCACCTGTTCTTTTTTGATAAGCTTGTGCATAGTCTAAATACATTTTATCTAATAAAAGAATACCTTTATCATTAACTTGTAATATATTTAAAACATTAAAACTTTTATCTTGAACAGAAGAAATCAATACTCCCCACCAAAGTCTAACTCTACCAATATCATATTTCTCTCCTTCAGTTAAACCATCGTCATCTATTGTTACAGAAAAATCATCTGATATTTTTCTCAATTCTCCAAAACGTGTATCAACAAGTTTAGGAATCCAGTTCTTAAATACCATCATAGATCTTCCCCAAACACTCATTGACATTCTATTTATGTCAGAATCTGACATACCTCCAGTTGCATTTCTAGAAATACGTCTACTAAGTTTTGTAACTCTATCTATTTCTTTATAGTTGTTTAAATCAAAACCAGGAATGACAAGTTTATCATTTTCCAACTTCATTGTATTAGTTATAGAACTTGTATTTTTTAATTCTATAATTTCATCTTCTATCTTTTTAGAATCTCTTGCATAATCACTTGCAGAATTATATCTATCTTTATATTTATTTTTTACAAACTCTCTAATGTTAACAATTTTTCCATCAATAATCATTGAGTTATCTAATAATGTCATAAAAATAGATTTCTCAACATGTTGTTCAGGTTCTCTCATAAACACCATTAACCAATCAGAAAAATTTTGTTGAGTTATTTTTGATAACCCTGCTTCTTTTAATTTATCATATGTAGGATCATCTTTAAGTGGCATGAAAGTATCTATTAATTGTAAAAACATTTTACGATCATCATTGTCCTTAAATTTACTACCTATTAAACCATTAAAGTTTTTAAAATAATCCCATTTAGTAAAATAGTTACCTGCTTGTGTAATCACCTGAATGTTTGCACCAAATAAATTCACTGCTCCTGATATAATATCTAACCCTAATGTTTTTAATTGAAAAGTTCTATTTAGAGTATCCATAGATTTGAACAAAGAAGTGGCACTAGGTTTATCTAAATCTGTAAAAACTTCTTTACCTGCAACACCATTTATAATTTTTTTCATTTGTTTCATGATACCTGTACTTATAGAAGTATCTGTATCAGAAAGAGGATATTTTTGTTCATATAGTAGAGCTCTTAGAAAATCATCAAACATTTTAGTGTTTTGTTCATTTCCTTCTAATTCTTCTGGCTTACCGTTAGGTTTTAGTATAACATCTCCTGATCTTGTTGTAGCTAAATGTTTTTTAAAGCCTTCTACAGTTTTAATAAGCTGTGCTTGTCCTTCTACTTCAGAAAGATATTTGTAGTTATGCATATGATTTATATATAAAATCATATTCTTGAAAAGATCTTCACTTACATCTGTGTAATCATGTATAGTATTACCTGCTTCATCTTTGCTCATTGAAAAATCTGAAGTGTAATACTTTGGTATACTATGTTCTATCTCTCCAGTTAATTCATTTACATTACCAAAACCAATATCATCTGCTTGTAAAGATAATCCATTACCAAAATTCATTACAGAAGAAAGAGAAAAATCCCAAGCAAGACTTTCAGCCATTGATTTTCTTACAAATGGTAAAAATGTAGAATGAACTTTATTCTCTAAGTATCCAATATCAGCTGATTTCTTGTTTGTTTTAATTAGGAAGTTATATAAATCAAACAGCTCTTTATCATTTTGAATATTTTTATATTCATCTGTTAACCATGGAGAAGATTCAATTCCATTTTTATCTATAGACTTTAGAGGATGTCTTTTAATAATATAATTATTCCATCCTGTAAAATCATTTCTAGTAACGTCAAGCATTCTCTTTTCTTGAAGAATAAGTTTGGCCATCATTTCTTTATCTTCAGAATAAATTCTTTTAATTCTTTCTATTCTTTTTTCTAAAACTTCTTTTGCTTCTTTTAGATAACCTTCTCTATCTAAATTATTGTATAACCATTCTTTACTAGGAGATTCTTCAGCAGCATTTTTATCAACTAAATCATAAAATTCTTTTTTATATTTATATATAATTTTATTAACTAATTTATTCTTGTCATCTTTTTGATATAACTGTTGTACATACTTTCTAACATCTCCTCCTTTATCAGTTATTCTTTTTCTAATAGACATTAACTCTTCAACTTCTTTTAATGCATCTCTTCTAGCTCTACCTTTAGCATTTGTAACTAATTTAAATAATATACTAACAGAAGGTAGAGGAACTTCTGAAGCTCCTCTAAAAAAAGAACCTATTCCAGACCAAACAGCTTGTGGAGATAACAAACCTTGTACAAGATTTCTTTCTCCCATAAACTTATCTGCAAATTTTCCAGTAATGTCTTCTACTTTTTTAGAAGATAAACGAATAAGTTTTGCTTCACTATCTATACTTTCTAAATAAGTTTTACGTTTAGCTAAATCTTCTTTTTGTTTATCAGTTTTAGCATTCTTTATTTCAGATTTATCATATATTAAATTTCCTATCAAATCATTCATAGAACCAAACACTTTTGATATAGCCATATATTCCCTAAGACTATCTGCATATTCAGAAAGTTGTACATCATTTATATCATCAGTAGAAGCTGTTTTTTTATTGTAAATTGTTTCCCAATCATTAATAAGATTTTGTCCTTCCTTTCTCATCAATTTAATTACTTGAATCAATGGAACAAGATTATTAGCACTTTGTGCAGCACGAATAGCTTTAGAAATAGCATTCATCCTCTCACCTTTAAATCTTTTATCATCTTCGTTGGTAACCTCTTCTTTTCCTACTTGCTTCAACACTGCATTTAATTGTGCAATGGCTTCATCTAATTCCTCATTCCCAGTTGATTCAGTTTCTTCTGAAACAGGAACTAATGTAAAATCTTTTATATTACCAACATTTACAGAACCAATTTCAATTCCTTTAACTATTAAATCAGAATCTGGATTTCTCCAGTTCTTACGTTTAACATCCATTAATATAGGAATAGCTCGCATTTGTCCAAACTCTTTTACTCCATAAGAGTCTCTTAATATATCTTTATATCTACCAAGTTGTATATTATATGCTCCTTGTTTATACCAAGCTACATCTTCTGCAGTGGCAGATACAGTCATAAACTTCCAATCAAATATATTAGCCTTACCATTTTCCTCTATTATTAAAAGGTCAATAGTTCCAGCTTCTTGTTCTTTAGGATCATATACAACTACTTCTGAAAATACCAAAGGATTCTTCTTACCTTCAGAAAACTTTTTAACTAAATCAACATAGTATTGTTCAAGTCTTTCATAAACTTCTTCATCAGGACCAATCAGATCTATAGTTCTAGAAATAGGAGTTTCTCTTCTAGTTCCATCTTCTTTAAAATATCTATTATGTACATCTTCGAAATAGAAATGATACTTTATACCATGATCTCTTTTAAAGTCATTGATGAACTCTTCTTCTTTAGTAAACTTTTTATTCTTTCCAAATCTTTGTTCATACCAAGCCTTCACTCTATCAGTTACACGTTTGGTGATTCTTCTTTCGTTACCAGTAGTTTCTAATTCTACATAATAATTAGATGCTTCTTCGCTATCTGCTAATAGAGGATCAACTTTTTCAGAAGATTCTCTTTTTTTAATTCTATCTTTTGTATCAAGAATACTTTGTTGTAATTCTTTTTGTTTATCAGATAATTTAGATTCTCCTTTTTTAAAGAATACACCTTCTCCTTGAAATTCAACAGGAGCAGATTCCATGAAAGTTTTAAATCCTTCTATATCTTGTTTACTGCCTAATACATATATTTGTGAAGTATCTCTAACTACATATTGTGTTTCTAGACCTCCTAATGGATCTTTAATGTTTAATCCTATAATACCATCGCCTCCTCTGTTAGTTTCTGTTTCTGTGTAATTTACACCATCTAAAACAACAGGGTTCTCTAAGTTAATAACAGCAGCAACTAATTGCGGATTAGCTTCTTCTTCAGGAGCATTTAGTAATCTATTAGTAGCATCCCAATCAGCATATCTAGAAGCAGTTAAATCATCACTAAAATAAACTCTCCCATCTCTAGGAGTTAATGATTCTAGTTTAGTAGCAGAACCTGTTCCATGGTAAACAATTTGTTCAACTTTACTATTAGGGAATATTCTATCTATGTACATAGAATATTGTTCCTGTGTTCCTATGTTTGCTAGTTCAGGATTTTGTTCAAATATAAAATCTAACCCTTCTTGTTTACGAGCATAAGACATTCCTATATCTCCAGAGATAATTTTAGAAGTTGCTTTTTCAAATATATCTATGTTAGCTTTTCTATATCTTCCTGAGAAGAAATCAAGGATAGCATTCCATATTTTTTGAACCATTGTTCTAGGAAGTTCTTCCATTAGTTCAGGAAACTCTACAGAGCCTTCAGATTGATTGATAATAAGCTCAACTATAAGTTTATCTACAGCTTCTTTTTTAATCTTTCTAATATTAGGTTTTCCATTAGGTAATTGATAGTTCTTATCATCTCTATAAGCTTCAAGCACTTTGTTATAGATAGCAAACCTATCTATTTTAGAAATCATTTCTGTTACAAACTTTGGTTCTAATTTTTCTATCATAGCTGTAGCAATGTGCACCATCTCCTCTGTAAGAGTAACATCTTCTTTTCCTTCAGCAATAGCAATAATTCCTTTTACAAGATCTGCTAAACCATTTAAATCAGTTGCTTTCACATCAGGATTCCCTTTTAGATAATCTTGAAGATCTTGCATCTTGACACCCATTTTAGCAATGAGTGCCTTCACTTTATTTAAAGTTTCTTCTGATGCCTTAGATGATAGAAGTTCTTGTTTAGGAACATTTCCTTCATAGGTATCCCACAAGTAGTAAGCTAAATCCTCTCCTTTTGATGCTACTAATAATTTCCAAGCTTCTGTATTCTTATTTGGACATGTTGCCATAACTTAACATTTATATTTTTTTATGAATTTACCAATTTCTGAAGGTGTGTACCCCATATCTGACATCATTTGATTAGTTATTTCACTAACTAGATATGTGTTTTGATCTTTCAGTTGTAAAGATAACACATTTACATTATTAATCTCTGAAAAAAGTTTATCATCTGAAGAATCATCTACATCTGATAATGGAATATCATCTTTTTGTTCAAATAAATTTTCTTTTAGCTTACGTTTATTTTTAGAAGCATCACTTATCTTACTACTTAAAGTTTTCTTACCAGTTCTACCAAAAGTATTTATAACTGCAGTGTCTCCTGTCTCATCAACTTTAATGAATCCATTATCTATAACTGATTCACGAGCATCATCATAGAATTCTTGAGCTCTAAAGCCATCTCCCCAAGCATTAACAGCTTTATAAACAAAATAGTCTTTATCATTTGATGAATGAATATATTCTAAATCTCTTATGTCATAAACCTTTTTGAACAATCCTTTTTTCAAGAAAGAAAAATCACCTTCTTCTCTCATAGTAGACTCCTTCATTCCTTTAGGTATTTCTTTCCATGTGTATACAATGTACTCACTTTTACCTTCTGGAGATAATGTAGAAACAGATAATACTGGAGGGATATTTCCTTCTGCAATTTCAGCTTTGACATTTTTTGGTAAATATTTCATCGCAGGATTATATATTCCAGTAAATGTTTTAATGGCTGATTTAGTTGGAACAATATCATCATTATTCCAATTGTTTCTTTGAAACACTCCTAAGTTATAGAAATCTTCCATTTTAGGAAGTTCTTCTAACTTATCTAACACTCTACTATATATTTCTGAAAAATCTTCATAAGGAATAAGATTAGTAAATGATATAGGAGAAGTAGATAATCCAGATTGTAAAACTGCCAATAATTTTAATTTATCATATATATTAGATTCTGATTTGTTTTGTCCTTTTAAATAATCACGAAGTTCTCTAAAAGCAAATATGATATTGTTTTGATCATACACTTTATTATCTAAGCCCTTAATTTTAATATTAGTAGGATGACCTTCTCCAGATAGTTTAGAAGGAACCACTTCAATAATATTAATTATTTCATTATCATATAGTTCATGTTCTGGATTTCGTTTTACAGATTTTACAAAATTTGTAACTTCTTCACCAATTCCACCTTCTTCTAATAATATTCTAGCAATATCTTTATTGATAGATTCATTTCCTCCTTTAGTTTGTACTGCCCAATCAAAGAAATCATTTACAGCTTTACGAGAAAGTTTAACAAAATCATTATCACTCATATCCACGTAAGGCTCAAGAACTTTTTGTATAATAGTTCTAGTTCTACGTTTATCTGATTTTAATATTTCAGCAAGAGCATTTCTAAAATCTCCAATTTTGTTTTGTAAATCCCCTAAGAAAGAATTATCAAGAATTTCATCAACATCAGAGATCACTGTCTTACGAGCTTTTTCTAATTGTTTTAATTTTTTCCAAACAAGATTAGGGTCATTAAAGTTAGCTGTATCAAAGTTTGTTCCTTGTGTTACATGAAATAACTGTTCTCCCAGTTTAGCATATTTCATAAACTCTAATAACATCATTTGTTGATTATACTTTTCAGATCTAGTTAATTCACTTATACTTTTTCCTAACATTCCTTCAAGTTCAGATTCACTTGGAATTCTAAAACCTTTTCTATCATTGAATAATTTTTTAGCATCCACCTCTCCTTTAGGATTATATTCACTTAACATATTTGTAACAAACTTAGGCATGAATAAATAAGAATATCCAGCTTTCTCAATTGATTTTAAGTAATCTCTTATTATAGGTTGATTCATGAAATAAGCAATGTCATTGATAGGAACTCCTATCTTAACTAGAAACAACCAAGTAGAAGTTACATTTGGTGTAGCACCAAGTTCCATAATCCATGGACCTGCAGATATATCTACATATCCATCAATAAACTGTCCAATGATATCAGAAATATCCTGACCATTTGGAAACTTTTTACTTCTTTCAGCATTTCTGATTTTTGATAATGTAGCTACACTTCCTTTATCTTTTGCTACTACAGAATTATAATTTCTAAAATGTATAGACGCATCAGCTAACCACAATGCATCTTTATCATCAACATTGGCTAATCTTGATCTATCTATATAAACTAACTGTCTTTGATTTAATGAATGATTAGTTTGATTTACAGCAGCAATACCAATAGCATATTTACCTGTAACAAAAGCATGTCTTAAAGATGACATAAACATTCTATTTAACATATTCCCTGCGTCTTTATAATTGAATGTACTTCCTGAAACTTTTTTAGCAATTTTTTCAGAAAGAGATTTCATATCCTCTGCAGAGTTAGGTTGAATCAATCTTTCGTAATTAGATTTATGTACTGTAATATCTTGTAATGATTTTATATATGCATTCTCAACAGCTTTTCTAGTGTTTTGTTCATACTCTGACAGTTTAGAAAATTCTTCTAATGTAGGTAATTCATCAGTTTCTGCTATCTCTTTAGCAACTTCTAAATTATTAGTTGTCGTTTCTATTCCATATTTTTCTTCAACCTCATCTCTAATGGTATTCATTTTTGATGTAATCTCTAATACTGAAATATTTTTATTCTGTCTGAACATCTCTAGTGCATCTTTTGTAATAGTATTTACATACTCTTGTTTTGCACCAATAGCTACTAATTGTTGTTTGTAATATTCAGCAAGATCATTTAATGTATCAATCACTTCAGCATCTTCAGAAGATTCTATTTTTAATAATGTAAGTCCTAAATAGTTTTCTAATTCTACAGGACCATCTAGTCCTCTTAAACGTAATTCAATTTTTAAATCAGTATAATCATCTATCTCTTCTTGAGGAAGATTAAAAAACACTGTAGAAGATTCAGCAAACAATTCTTTAATATACAATTCTTGATCTGTAAGTTTTTCTTTTGCTACAGATACATTTTCTTGATATGAATTATAAAGTTCTTCTCTTCTTGTTCTAACATCTCCTTTATATTTAGCTTTAATCTCGTTTCTTAGATCATTGAATTTTTCTTTGATTTCTTTTACTGAAGGTTTAGCTAACCATTGAATATACTTCTTTGTATCTCTATTAGAATTTTCTAATACCCAGTCATAATAACGACTAGTTAATTTTTCTTCACCTTTTGTAAACTTAATTAGTTCAGGATAACCTTTACTGTTAACTTTTACATTCTTAAAATACATAGAAAGTTTATCGATATCAAAATCCGATCCAACTTTAGCAACTAGTGCAGAAGGAACCACAACAGAGTCTTTAAACTCTACAGGAAGAAATTGTTTTATTTTAAATACATCAATAGAGTTTTGTTTTTGTGTAGGAATACGATATGCAAATCCTTTAAGCATCTCTTGTCCTTCTTCTGTATTGTTTAAATAATCTAAAAGATCTTTATCTGATAGTTTACTTTTAAACCATCTTCCAACCATCATTTCACATACATTGATTTCTTTATCTCCTTCTTTCATAGAATAGAAATCTAAAATATCAGACTGAAACACTAATGTATTTTTACCTTTTACTTTTCTAGTGATAGGTTTAATTTTATTTTCCTCTAATAATGCTGAAGAAATTTGTACTTTCATACCACCTGAAATTTTTGAAGATATAACTTCTCTATCAGCAATAGAATATAAAATGTTTCTAATTTGTTGATATGCTGGCGTAGCTTCTAATACTGAGTCACCTTTAATAAAATCATTTAAAGCCATCATGATATTACTATTAACATGTCTTTTTAAAATTTCATTACGTAAAGTTGTAGCAGCTGAAGAAAAATTAACAATCTTAAATGATTTGGTTTTTACACCTTCTTTAGATTTATAAATTATTTCTTCTATCCCTAAAGATCTTAGTAAGTTATTATATCCTTTATTAATAATAGATTCAAGAAGAGCTTGATTGTTTTGTATTTCTTTAAATAAAGGAGATGCTTCTTTTTTAGCATTCTCATCTAAAGTGTACCAAGCTTCATATCTATCTTCAAAACTTCCATCAGTCATAAAGTCTGTTGGAACTCCTGCCTCTAATGCATCTAATGTAACAAGTTTCGTAACTTGTGTTCCTCTTTTGATTTCATCTTTTTCTTTAAAAGGAACTTCTGATTGAACAGACATTATTTCAAAAGGAACATTCACTATGTTTCTTTTCTTACCTTTAGTTACATAAGGAGCATCATTAAAGTTTCCTTCAGCATCATATGTTGGATGAGCATTTATTGCTCCCACCTTTCTTGCTGACTTAAATATTATATAGTCTACACTTTCACTTTGCATTTTATTATACAACTTAACAGCATTTGAGTTAGGATTTAACTCACTCATTAATCTATAAGACAATGGGTATAGTGCAAACTTATCTAACACTACATCATTAAATGTATTACCATCTGCTTTGTTACCAGATACAATAGGTTTTAAGTCTGTAAATGCTGATTGAACTTTAGGATTTCCTGCATCTAGTATTTGAGTCTCTTCATAAGATATAGAATTATACAATTTTTCAGCAAGTTTTTTATCACCTGATTTCTCAGCCTTCATTGCCTTATCTTGTTTCTCCCAAGCTATGTCATACTTATATTGTTTTTCATCTCCATCAGACCATTGTCCTGCTCTAATTCTAAAATTACGATAAGCAGGGTAAGATATAATACCTGCACCATCTGTTTCTTTATACGGTTCATATCCAGGAAGATCAATTTCTCCAACAACATCTTGATGTGTTACTGTTCTAAAATAACCTCTTGTAAAATCTGTATAACCTATATCGCCTTTTTTAAATCCTTTGTTCCAAATTGCATTGAACAATTGATTGATAGAATCTTTTCCACCAACTATTAATTGTCTAGGAGAGTTAAAACTTTTAGTTCTTTTTAACTCATCTTCATATTGATATGGATCAGAATAAAGAAGCTTGTGCATCTCAATATTAGCAACCATATAATTAGCAGTGACAACTTTTAATTGTAAGTCCATTTCTTTCTCAGACATTCCTTTAGGAAACATTGTATTCTGAATTGTCAATTTTCCAAAATCATTTACACCGATTAAGCCATAAGATTCTAATACTTCTTTTAAGTTTTCTGCATCAGCAGTCATATAACTATCAATTGCACTGTTTATTTGTTTATCAAATTTTGAATATGTTTCTTCAAAAGAATGTGTTTTAGCATATTCAATAATTGTATCGTGTAATTTGTTTCTTTTATCTTCTTCAGATTCTTTTGTATTAGCCAATATAGATTTAAAGAAACGTAAATCTGTACGTTTTCTTCCTTCAGCTTCTACGAAAGGTCTATCTTTTTCTTGAGATACAGCTAGTTCTGAAAGAAAATAATCTTTGAATACTTTATGAACAGCAGTCATTCCAGATGATAACATCTTATAATCAAACTCATTGCCCATATAAATCATATGTTCAATAGAAGCATCTCCAGGAACAAGATTTAAAAACCATCCTTTAATATTAAGATTAAGTTCTTGTAATAATCTATCTTTATAATTTAACTTAGAAGATTGTTTTTTCTTACCAGTCATGTTGTTTTCAAATCCTCCAACATAACCAACAGTAAATAATGGAGTTTCTGATTTAGATTCTTTTTTAACTCCTTGTGATGTAAACATTCTTTTAAGAAGAGCAGAACCTTTTGTAAATGTATCTGATAATAAATAAGAGAATTGAGGAGTGGTAGATAACTCTTCTGGTGTTAAAGCATCTATTTGATCTAATGTTTCAAACAATTGACTTGCTGCATTAGGACCAATGTAAGCTTGTGTCATTTCTCCATTGATGTTGTAAAATGTACTATCTGTTTCTGGATTACTAACTAAACTTTTAATTTCTGCAAGTTCATAAAGTCTATTGCCTATAGATAAAGTGGACATATAAAATGATGAAACCTTACCTATTGAATACAGACTACTTTTTAATCCTCCTACAGCTGATTTAAATTTTTCATATTGTTTAGGATTTTCTATTTCCAATCTATTTAATTCAGTTACAGTAAAAGGAACACCTAATTTATTTAAAAAGTTAACCATCCCTGTTTTTGAAACTAGACTAGTTTTATCTAGTTCTTTTCTATTAACAAAATAACCTTTAGATTTTGTAGAATATTTAAAAAATCCTTTTTCTGATTTAGCATTTGTTGTAATAGAATTAAGATAAGTTTGTCTCAACTGTTCTGCAGCATTAGATAAGAATGCATTCTTAAGAATAACTTCTCCATTCTCAAGAACACTTACAACTTTAACTGTGGAATTGTATTTTTTAAATAATGACCATATAGAAGTGATTAATTGTAAATTACCTCTTGTTGTAACTTTATTTAAAGCAAGTCCATTTTCAGCAACATCTTTTTTAGTAATACGTTTATAAAGTGTTTTGTAATTAATGTCACTCTTTGCTAGAGTTTTTAATTTCTCTAACATTTCATCTATGTTTCTTGCATCTGCTAATGTATTCAATAATGTAATATTAACTTGACTTACAGGAATAAGTCTAGCTCCATTAATAGAAGATTCATCTAATTTACCTTCATCATTCAAATAAGGAACTGTAGAAAGTAAAAGTTTAATAGCTCTGTTTGCTTTTTTAAATGCATCTATTTTAGTTGCATCAAACTTATCACTTTCTTTAATGATGTTATCATCATTAAGTTGTATGTTATCATTTTCATCAAACTCTACACTATATCCTTTTAAATAGTCTTCATATTGATCTACAATTGAATCCCATCCATCTTGGATTTCTGTAATTAGCCCATCAATTTTTTGTAATTCTTCATTTCTAACTCTCTTTCCTATTTTCTCTTCTTCATATAAGTCATTTATAATAAAAGTATCTTGAGTTATTCTATTTAAAATATCTTTCTTTAAACCATCATATAAATCTAATTTAGATATTTTAGGATCTTGAAATAAACTAGCATCATCTTCAGTTAATTTTAATAAGGTGGCATACGTCATATGCTCTATAACTTCATGACGTATCTTATCTGATAGTCTAACCACTTCACTAAACTGTGCACCTGTAGTATTTGTTACTTCATCTATTTCAATAAATCCTTTATTAGCAAAAGACAATTCTGCAGCATAAGGAGTTGATTTAGCAAAATACCCCGATGTTATTTTTTCAAATAGTTTATCTGTGTTACTTTGAGAGTTTGGCCCCAAGAACATTTCTTTAATGAACTTAACAAGATCATCAAATAATTTTGCTATAAAAGATCTTCCTTCAACTGGTTTACTAGGAGTTTTTCCTTCTTGTACATAATCTCTAAATTCTTCTGCTAAATGTTCTTCTAACTGAATATCTGTAGCATCAGAAAAAGAAATATCTGTTCTTGATGTTCTATCAAAAAAGGTTCCTTTTTTAGTTCTTAATTCGTTAAGTATTGCTTTTTGTTCTTGTGGAGATGTAAACATTCTCCATACAGCATGAAATACTTCGTGATATGTTGTACCTACCTCTGCATTCTCATATACATAAACTGCAGCATCTTTAAACATACCATAAGCTTGTCTTCCATTAGTAGCTTGAATTAAATTTTTAACTCTATAAAAAGGAATTGTAGGAAGAACTTTTTTAATAAAGTCTTCTATACTATTCCAATCTTCTGTTTCAATTCCTTCTACATAATTTAATATTTTTTCACGTAATGCCTCTTCCCCACCTTTATTCCTTTTAGCATTTTTCATTAAATTTTTCAAGTTGTCACTAATAGGAGCTTCATCTTCATCTTCTTTTAAAGATTTTTTTGATTTAGGAGTTGTTTTACCAACTGTAACTCCTTTAGTAAACATGCTATCAAAATCTTCGTCTTCTTCTTCAACTTGTTCTTCTTCTTCTTCTCTACTTTCAAGAACAGTTATTACATGTTTTGTAATAGTTGATTTTAAAAGTTGTTCAGCATTCTTACCTTTGTTTGCAGGATTGCTACCAATTTTCTCAACAACAGCATCATAATCTCCTTCATCTGTAACAATAATGACACCCTTACCTTTCATGTTTAAAACATTAGGGTGAACTACATAACTAATCTTCTTCCCATCAGGAAAGGTGAATGTATTAATAGTTTCCATATCTGGATCTATGTCAGTATTATCTATTTCTACATCTTCTTCTTTTGAAGGTTTTTTTCCTGGTTCTTTTTTAAATGATTTACCTTTTGCAAAATCTTTTGTTTTTGTAGATTTTTTTGTATTAACTGGAGCTCTTTTTTTACTAGGTTTTTTAACAACTTTTTTAGTTTCAGCAAATGCATAATCATCAGCATTGTCTGTTGTATAAAAATAAATACCAGATCTATTTACATCTTCTACATCATTCAAAGGACGCATTGCTGTAGATAATGGAGTGTTATTCATTTCTCTAGCTTCTCCTGAAGGTAATGTACTAGATAAAAGATATGATTGGTAGTTTTGCCATGTTACAGATTCAACTTGACCATCTTCAGAAATAGAAACTATTTGTTCATACTCACGATTAATATCATCGAGCATTTGGGAATTAACATTCCCATAAATATCCATAATCTTTTCTATAACAGAATTTTTATTTCTTAAAAGTTCTGTTGGAGTAAATGTAAAATCTAATCCTTCTTTAGATATTGTTAGTTTAAGTGCGCCAGTCTTTTCATCAGTTTCAAAAAAGATACTATTATACCCAGCTGGTTTTTTATTTCCTTGAGCATCTATAGGAATACCCCAATACACAACAGATTTTAAATATTCTAGTATACGAGTAGGTTCAGGATCTTTCATATCCTGATATATATCATTAGCGTATTCTGCCAATTTAACTAATGCATCAAATATTGATGAAGCTTCTTGTTCTGTATGCTTTCTATTTTGTACAGGCACAAGAGCATTTGGTAATTGTACAAACACTTTACCTGTTGCACTATCATAAGATGTTAATCCTTGAGAACCTTCTGCTTCTGTTTTTGGAACTCTCAACACTATTTTTGTTTCAAGATCTTCTTGAGAAACTAATCCTGCATCTAGAACACTAGTTCTAGCATCGTAATCAGGTTCATTGTTTTCATCTAATACAAATTGAGGAATACCAAAAGAAGCTCCTACACTATGAAGATCTTCTACTTTAGTTTGTTTTAAAACTTTTTTCTTCCAATCAGCATATGCTTTTCTAACTGCTTTTTCAATTTCTTCAGAAGTATTTTTTCTGAACATACTTTCTTCAGTCTTACCATCTTTGCTCCATTTAGCATTCCATGTAAGTTTATCATCAGCAAATACTTGATACACACCTTTACTAATATATTCTGTTCTATTAGTAATTGGTTGCCCAAATTCATCTACTGGAATACCTTCTTCATTGACCATTAATAAAGCCACTGTAGAATCAGTATCTATACTATCATCTATGTTACCTCTTTCATTTATTTTTAAATGATCCATCAATCCAGGAATCTTTTCATCCTGATTATTCTTTGTAATATAAACTCCATAGACAGATCCTTCAGGAAAACTATCTAGTCTTGCCCCAAAGTTATTTGCTCTTACTTGATGTGGCTTTCCTGTATTAGGAGCCATTGTGGCTCTACCAATTACTTCACTTGATTTTTTAGCAACTGGTTCATATTTACCTCCCTGTCTTTTATTTTGTATAGCCTTTACATCTTTTGTTGCTTCAAGTTCTGCTTTACGCTCCTTGTTAGTAGCCATAGCTTTCTGTTCTTCTTCTATACGATTTTGTTCTTCTACAAAAGATTCAAACTTACTTAGCACTTTACCAGTAGCAATGTATCTATTTACAAGATCATCCAATCCTTGAATAAGTTCTTCTAGTTCTTTAGGGAGAGTTTCAACTTTTCTTGTTAGCTCAGGAAGGCCATGTTCTTCTTGATATTCATATATAGAATCTTGTAGACTAGAAACAAGTTCAGTGAGACCTTCTCTATTAGCAATGTAATATTTAGCTCCCTCTTCTCCTAACATTTTTTCAACTCTAGATTGTAATTCATCTAAGTATAATGGAACAATTACATTGTCTGTTCTTTTTACACTAGCTTTTAAATTATCAATATATTCGTTAAAACTTTCTAATGTTTTTTTGTATAACTCATCAATGAGTTCTGTCATCTTCTTATTATCACTAATAGCTTTATCAGTCACCTCATATAAATCACTTAGCACTTTAAGATCACTATTTAACTGATCAATAAAATCTTGACTACCTCCTTCAAAGTTTTTGTATTCTTCAATCAAAGATTCAAAGTAAGGAATGTCATATTCAAGATCAGCTTTTCTATCCAACAACACTTCATTTTCTAACTCAATATCTTCTCTAAGTTTTGATAAAGAGTCTAAAGTTTTCTGTAAAGTTTTACTAATTCTAGCTCTAGGCTTACCTGTTTTTGTTAACTTAAGATCATCTATCTCTTCAGCAATTTTTTGAATCTTTTCTTTATTGCTTTGAAGTTTATTATTAATAGATTCAACTTGTTCTACAGCATCTTCGTAAAGATCTTTTATAATTTTATTCCTTGCTTCAACACTTTCTCTATATTGACTAGCATTGTCTGTAGCCAAAGCTTCAAGAAGTTCTCTAATTGACATCTCTGTTTCAGAATCATATTTCTCAAGAGCTTCAATCATCGGTAAAGAAAATCCTTTTTGTTTTTCAAATTGCTTTGTTGTAACAGGTTTACTTCTTTCTTTACCTCTAGCATCAATGTAGTAAAATTCTAATGTATCTTTTTCAGCATTATATCTAACTCTACCTTGTCTAGGATTACCATCTTTATCTTTAAATCCTTTGTGTTGAAATAATTTGTTTCTATTTTTTATTGTAAATTTTGCAAGAGGATTTGCAAGAGTTTCTTCTAACCCTTGTAAATCATAAGATTCTAATTTCTCTGGAGATACATTAAATGTTTCTTTAGTTTTAACATCATACATTTGTATGGTGCCATCTTCATTCATTCCTAAAATCTTAACAGTAGGAGTTCTATATATAGGTTGTCCATCTTTTGTATATTCTATAACTTCTCCTAAAAAATACTTCTTTCCTATAACATAATCAGATTCACCAGTTTTAGTTTTAATCTTAACTGTTCCAAGATTTTCATCTTCTTCAGTTTTTGAATAATCAAAAGCTTTAGCTTTATATTTTTCAGGATTGTTTTTTATATCACTATATTGCTTTAAAAGAAAATCTCTTTTAGCAGTCATGAAAGCAGCATCATCTAATGCTTCAATAAGTTCTTCTTTATTGATAAGTTTACTTGCTTCAAGATTAGCAACAGCTATATTAAATGTATCTAATTTACCTTCAGAAACATCTTGTAAAATTTCATCTATATTATTTACACTTCCTAATAATTGACTCTTTAAAGATGGAATTCTTTGTTCATAGTCTGAAATTTTAGTTGCGCCATATACCATTTTATCAATTACAGCAGAACTATATATAGGATTTTTTTCTTCATCTACTTGTCCACTATAACGTAAGTTTAAAGTTTGGTATAAAGATTTTACATTATTAGCAGTTTGTTCAAAATTATTAAGTCTAGCTAAAAATGCTTCTCTAGTATCTGTAGGAAGAGCTTTTCCTTCTTTTACTAATTCATTAAATCCATCATCAGTACTAGCAAGAGTTCTATAATCATCTATTTCAGCTTTTACTAAATCAAATCTTCCAAATTTAATTCTAGGAGTAAGATAATTAATAATGTAATCTGTTTCTTTATCTTTACTTTCAGTAATATTTCCTTCTGTTAATAATTGTTCTCTTTCTTCTTGTAGAACAGTTCCTCTATTTACAGAATCTTTTGTTTCTTTAGTAAAATCAGATAACTGATAGTTATTAAATTGTTTTACTGCTTCTGCTGTATTTAATGATTTTGCTCTTGCTTCTTGGAAGTTGCTTTTTCCCATCATTATTGCACCAGACAAACCACCTATTAAAATATTTTTAGCCCCTTCATCTGATAAAAATCCTTCGGTAATTCCTGTTGACAAAGCATCTAACCAATCTGTAGGAGTGTTATTGTACTTTTTATTATAATAATCATTTACTCCTACACCAATAGAAAACTGTGCTCCTTCTTCAAATCCTTCTGAAGCAGAGAAAGTGTAAGGTCTTATTTTATTTAAAGTATTTAATATTTTACTTTTAGGAGTTTTTACAATAAATTTACCAGCAGCATCTGTGGTTATATCCCCTATTTCTCTAGTAACATTATTTATAATTCCTTTTTCTGCTTTATAAGAACTTCCTAGTATTTTAGGAAATTGTATATAATTGGTTGCACTAAGTAAAGCAACATTTCCTAAAAAAGAAGCATTACCTATACTATCAGCAGCTCTATTAATTTTTTCAAGATCGGATCCTGTAGGTTCAACTCCCCTATGAGTATCTTTATATTCTTGTATTTTTTGATTTCTAAAAGCATTAAGATGTTGATATGCTTCAAACCCAGCCTCTCCACTAGTAGACAATCCTGCAACAACAGCTCTGTGTCCTTTATCTAAAACATTATATGTTCTTAAATAGGAATCAGATAATGCTTTTATTTTACCATAAGCCTCTGTTCCTTTATCAAGTTTTAATAACATTTCTTCTGACTTAGCAACTGCCTCAGCAGCTCTACCCATAGATAATAATCTGGATGCGCCTGGAAGAGCTGCAAGTCCTTTTAATCCTGCAGAATATAGACCACCTGTCAAATAAGCTCCAGCAGCAAATCCCATATTTTTAACTACACCATCCCATAAAAAGTTTCCTGTCAAAAAGTAATCAGGAGAATACCATTTAGCATTTTTTTCTATATCAGTATAAAAGTTAGGAGCAACGTCTTCAGCTTTTTTTACTATTTCATCTAAGTTTCTATTAAAATCATTATCATAAAAAGAGGCAAACCTTCCATCTTTTCCCCATTGTATTAAACCATTAACAAGTCCAAAGGTACCTTGTACAAAAGTAGTACCTGTAAGTAATAATCCTTTACCTACACCGTTAACCATTTTAGCTCCCCAATCTTGTCCATAAGCAGCAAAATCTTCATTACTTTTTAATAATGGATTATAAGCGTCATATCTTTTATTAGCTTCTAATTCAGAAAAACCTACTGATATACCTTTTTGTTTACCAGCAGGCATGCTTGCAAATAATTCAGCTTTACTTTCCAAATCCCCATCATTAGGTGTTCCTGATATAATATTATTATCATAATCTGGAAACTGTATAGAAGGATATCTCTTTGATTCCTGAATATTAATTTCAGGAAGAGATAATTTACTTTCTTTAATAATAGGATTTAATAACTTATCAAAGTCTGGCATAATAATATTTTTTTAATTTTATTTAAACAATGCTTTTATTTCTGGAGAAACAACATCATTTGATGATTTTAATACTGTATTTATTAAATCTTGATCTGTAATATTTTTAAAAAATAGTTCAGCATTTTCAGCTGAGTCAAATTCAGACTCAAGAGGAATAACAGCTACTCCTGCAGGAGTATTAATTCTTAATGTAACAAATTGATTTTCACCATCTCCTGTTACTAGATCTGCTTTAATATTTAAAGTAGTTTTAGGAAAATTATTTTTTTTGTACCAAGAATTTTGAAAAAGTCCTGTATTATTTGTTGTTCCTCCTTGAGCTTTTTGTGCATTTCTAACATCTCTATATTTAGTATCTGTATCAATAGGAAGTTGACTATATGCTTGTTCTGACATTGGTAATTTATATACATCTTTACCATTTATAACTATTAACACTTTATCATCTCCTTGTTCAAATAATTTATACTGTAAATTCTTTTTGTCTGTTGTACCAAAAACTTCTTGCAATTTTTCTCTTTCATCTTCAGTAGAATATTTATTTCCTCCTTTTATTCCTGCAAATTCTTCAAGATTTCCCATCAATAAATTAGTTGTGACACTTTCATAAAATTGTCTAGAAGTATCATCTTCTCCACTACCTACATTAATGTCAGCTAATTTTGGCATCCATTTTTGATTAAGCTTATTGAACTCTTGATATTTTATTTTATTTCTTGTAGTAATTAGATCAGAATTATTTTTTTCTATAACAGCTTTAAATTTGTTATATCTATCAGTTTCTGATGTTGTAAATTTATGAGAAGTTAATTTTTTTTCTTTATCAGATAATTTAGAAGTATATTCAGTATATCCAAACGCTTGTCCTCCATAACCACCTCCACCATATCCTACTCTTTTTTGTTTAGATAAAAAAGTAGCTATTTCTTCTGGCGTATAAGTTATAGATCCCGATGGTGTATTAATTGAATAAGCTCCTAAGTTTTTAGTTTCTGTATCAAACTTTGCTTTTAAATTTCTAACTTCTTTAGAATTATTTGCATTAACCTCTGCTGTTTTTAATGCTGATGTAGATATTCTTATACCTTCTCTTATATTAACAAGTTTTTCAACTTGATTTCTATATTGTACAGGAATAACTTTTACAGCATCTGCATATTTCATTTTATCACCATACTGGTAAGCATTTACTGCATTTCTAATTTGTACATTACTTGCTCCAGTTTTTTCTGAAAGAAAAGAATAAATGTCATCTCCACTTTGTTTTAAACTTTCTAAACTATTTGCAGCAGTTTTCATAGGATCTCCTAAATCAGTATCAAGTCCCATAAAGGTTGCAAATTCTCCCACTTCTCCTTTTTCCTTAGCTAATGCTTTTTTATCAGCTGCAGATAATTCATCTTTCTTTAAATTATAATTAAGTATATCCATCTTTTTATCCCAAGCAGCATTAGAGATATCAAGATTTAACTTAGTTTGAGCTTGTGCAAAATCTCTTTCCCAGTTATCTTGTGCTTTTACTGGATTAGCCATAACATTTTCTTTGTTATGTTCCCATGCATTTGCAGCAGCAAACTGTTCAATTGAGCTATTTTTATATAATAAAATTTTTGCATTTTCTGGATTAGAAAGTACATAATCATTTTCTTCTTTTAATTGTGTAGTTAGTTGTTTGTTATTTTCTTCTAACTCTCCAATTACTTTTAATGCTCTGTCTCTTTTAGCAGGCATAGAAGTGTTTAAATTTGCATACCCTCTTAGTTCTTTAATTTTTTCATTATTTTTTTCTATACCAATTGAATATTTTCTTGTAGCTTGATTTGCTAATTGTTCAGGGGTTGCATCTTTAAATGTATATCTACCACTTATAGATAATTGATTTAGTTCATCTGGAGATAAACTGGATCTTAATGCATTTTCTATTTTTGCAGTTGATACAGTTTCTTTACTTACACGTTGCATTGCTGCAGCAGTCTTATTATAATTAACTTTTCCATTTTCAACTACATAAGGAATATCTTGTTCTGTTAAATCAGAATGTAATCCTTTTAAAACTTCAAAATATTTTTTTTCAACATCTATATATGGAGTATATCTATCATTAAATTTATCACCAATTTCAGTTGAGTTTAAATATCTATTTGTTTTTTCTGCAAAGTCCCATTGATTTTCTTGAGAAGATTTTCCTTCTGAAATAGCTTTTTCCATTTCAGCTTTTTGTTTTCTTAACCAAGCAGTAGAACTTACAGCATTAATTACATTCTCATCTTTACTAATTTGATTAGTCATTCCATTAACAGAATTAACTAATTGAAAATTAGAAAAATCTCCAGCAGCTACAGCAGTTAGATTATTACCTAGTTGATTAAGTTTAGACTGTAGGTATTTTTTATCTACATCTCTAGCAATATCCATACCTGCAACATTATCAATATTAGATTGTATTTTTTGAACACCTTCATCATACTGCTGTTGTTTTTGCATACCAACTTTTACCATTGCCTCTACAGGCAATTGTTGTACGTAAGGATTAAATTGGGGGATTTTGTCAGTATACGAGGCCATATTCTTTTTTATATTTTACACACTATGTATGTCGATTAGCAAATGTAATATGAATTATTAGAACTACCAAAATTAATAATCAATTCTGGTAATTCTTTATAATTAAATTAGTTATAAATTTTTGTATGATTTAACAATAGAGCCATTCTTAGCGTCTGTTTTTTTCTTTTTCTTTAATATAGTTTCATATTCATATCCTTCTGGTGCAGTTTCTTCTTTATTTCCACTTTCATTTCCTGATATATTAAATAGTTGTAAAGGATTCATATTAATAGCTCTTCCTTTTTTGTTAAATCTGTAATTATACATATTTTCCATTACTCCAAGAGTTCTATTTTCAAGTTTGTTCTTAGCATATTTATCAGCTATTGAATTAAGAGCAGCTTGTGTTGTAGCTTTAGTATTAGATAACGCTTCTGATTGTCTTGTATATTGTTGATCTGCAATACCAAGATTTTTAAGCTTAGCATCGTTAAGAATATTTCTATTCTCTCCATACACTTTATCTTTCATAGCTTGGTTAGCTCTAAATTGATCTCCAAGTACTTGTTGATTAGCTTGATACTTCTGAGCATTTAGATTAGCTTGAGCTGCTGGGTTATAACCCATTGTTCTTTGTGCTGCTCTATAGTCTGCTTGATTAGCATTCAATTGATCTTGTAAAGAAATATCATAAGGTACTCCTAGTTCTGGTCTATAGAAGTTAGCTTGTACAGGTTCTAATTGATTAGTAGCCATAGCGTACATTTCTGGATACAATTGTGACGCATCTAAATCTTCTGCATCACTTGGTCTTATTAAAGGAATTAATGAATTAAGTGCAAGTATATACGGATTTATTTGATTAGTTTCTTTTTCTTCAACTTGTGGTGTAGAGTTTTTAGAAGTCCAATCAACGCCTGTTTGTACACCCTCTTGTTGTTCTGGAGCAGTAATTAAATTAAGAGTTTTTAGTTCAGGTGCAGCCCACCCAGCACCTAAATGTTCTGGATCCATATAAGCACTTTTGCCATATAAATTTTGATGTCTAGCTTCAATAATTTTTTTAGCTTCTGGATTATTAAGTAAAAATTCTTCAAATTCTTTATTTCCTTTTCCTTTAAATCCTAGTTTATCTGCAATTTGATCCCAGTCTGTTGTTGAAAACTCTGAAGCAGTCTTTTTACCTAAGCCTGTTTTATTACCTTGCCAAGGAAGTAAACCATATTTACTAATACCCTCTTGTGCTTTTGTAAACTTACCACCAAACTTAGCATATTCTTTTTGAGCTTCTTTGTCTATCTTCACTTTACCTCTTGCAAGATCATCAGCAACTAATCCACGTTCTTCTGCTGTATCATTAATTGCATTTTGAAGAGAAGCTGCATTTATTTTTTTATCAGCTATATCTTTAAGTTTCATATTAGCTCCTTGTATGTTAGCTTGTAATGCTGTCATTTTAAGTTTATCAAATGATGTCAATGGTGTAAATCCATTTAACTCATTAATTGATTTCTCTATAAGTTTATTTTGTTTAGCTTCTGTTTTAGAAAGATCAGCTACATAGTTTTTAAACTTTTTACCCTTAGCAGATTTATCTCCTAGCATATCTATATATTGATTAGGTATTTTTAAATTACCGAACACCACACCAGATTTTTGTACTTCTCCTGTTTGAGGATCTACTACACCACCTTCTTCTAATTCAACCATAGGTTCTCCTCTTTCTACTTCTACTGGATTACCACCATAAGTTACACCTATTCCTGTTTCTCCGTTAGGAGAATATTCTTCATGTGATTTACCTCTAAACATAACTGTTTCTCCTGTACCAGGTAAATAAGGATTACGTGAAATAGTTTCAGCTCCTCCACCCCAATGTGTTTGTAACTCTCCACCTAATCCATAAGATTTAACATCTCCACCATCTCTATATGTTTCCATAGCTCTATCACTAGGAGGAGTGTAATCTCTTAAATGTCCACCAGCTCTTAAACTATTCATTCCTTCATGAGCATAGTCATAAACTTCTTGTTCATCAAGACCACCAAATGAAGCTATAGTTTGTGGCTGCCAATCATTAGACACCCATCCACCATCTTCCATAAAAGATTGATTTTGAGATTGAATTCCTTTAGCCATATTAACACTAGCCATTCCCATCATGTTTTTTTGTGTAGCAGCATTATCTTTTTTTATTCTTTTAGCATAAGGATCTAATAAATTACCTGCCATACCACCAACAAATCCTCCTACAGCTCCTCCAATTCCTGGAGCAATAGCATTACCTAAAGATGTGCCTACTGTATTTCCTAGTTGTCCTCCAGCATTTTGCCCTCCCATTAATGATTGTCCTAATCCTGTAGCTTTTTGTGAAATCATTCCCCAAGGCATTCCTCCTCCATCTTGCATTTGATGAACTCTTCCTCCATGATAATATTGTTTTATATTACTATCATTTAATGGTTCATATCCACTATCTGTATATATATCATATGGATCATATGTATTTTGTATTTCTGATGGGTTACCTCCTACATATCCACCATCTTGTAACATTCTACCATTTCTAGCAAGAACATTTGTACCAACACCATTAACAGGGAATAACTCTTCTCCTGTAGTAGGTTGCATCATAGCATTTCTTTGTTTAGAGAATGTATCTTGCATTTGTCTACGTGCATCAACATCTGTACTTTGTGCTGCTTGTAAAGAAACATCACTTACTAGTTTTGTTTGTTTAGCTGCTTTAGCTGCTTCTTTCTCTTGTTTTAATGCTCCTATACCCCCAATAATAGATCCTATAGGACCAGCATATTTACCTAAACCTTTTCCTATTTTACTCCATGCATTTTCTCCTTCAAAAGGACTAGCTCCTACAGGGTTTGCACCTTGAAAAATACCTTTAGCCATTGCTGTTCCTGCTTGATCTCCTTGAGGATTATATGCATTAAATTTAGGAGTAGGCATTGAAAAACTATTCTGTGCTTGAGGGAATCCTTGTTGCATATTTAAACCTGAACTTGGAGCTTGTCCTAAACTATAATTACCCCCAAATTGAGCTTCAGGAATATCTTCATCTTCTTCATCCCCCATAAAACTTTCCATCAAATTACCTTCGCTTGATTTATTAGCCATTTCCTGTAAAGAAGCAGCAGCTTGTTGTTTTTCAAACATAGCTTGTCTTTCTTTATTTGTAGTACCAGTAATTAACTTATCTACCTTATTATATTCATTAGTAAAATTTATAGGTTTAAATCCTAATGAACCACCAGTTACTGCAGCACCCATCTGTGCTTTCTTAAACTCTTTACCATGAACCTTCATGAAGGCTTCTTCCGATGGGTACTTCTTGTAAAATTCTTTCTGGGTCTTACACCCAGACATCTTTAAAATTTGTGCTTTCATGATTAGTTATATTTATTCAACCAGCCGCCTGATTGTGGTTTATTATAATTTGTAAAGTTAGTTAGATTATCTAGATTCTGCAAACCTTTCTGTTCTTGTCTTAATCCATTCTTAGCTAGTTTACCTTTTGGATATTCATCAACATATTTAGTACCTTTTTTAAATTTATGTTTCTCTCCTGGATACATCATTTTCTTTTCTCCTTTATCTGATATTCCTAATAAAGGTTCTGTTAGAGGTTCTCCTGTTAAAGGATCTGGACCCATATCTATATATGATCCTGGTTCACTTTGATTAATTCTTGTTGGTTCTCCTTTATGTTCTCCCCATTGTCCTCTATCATCTTTAATGATTCCACCTTTTTTAAATTTAGGATAGTTTTCTAAATCTTTTAATGCTTCTTCATATCTTGAAAAATTTTTATAATTTAATAATTCTTCTGGAGTTAATGTAGAATTTAAATGATTTAATTGTTTATTAATATCAAATTTTATTGTGTTAACATGGTCTGTAGAAGTATAAGGTAAATTACCATGTGACATAAAAGGTTTTCCAAAAACTTTACTTATAGGAACATTAATACCTTTTGGAGACATTACTCCAGTAGGAGTTTTTTCCCAAAAAAGTTTTTCTAACATAGGACTTCTACCAACTTTAGATGGCACAAGTGATTTAAGCATAACAGTAGGTTCTAGATCCCATATATCATTATATTGAGTTCCTTCTTTTGTTAAAACTCTGTTGTATCCCCCCATTATATTTGTATCTCTAGCTATACTAATAGGGTTTTCAAGAAATTTTAAATGTTGATCATTATAAGTAACAAAATCAGGAGGATCTGGAGGAATATATGTAGTTCCTTCTTTATTAATATTATAAATATCCATTCCTTTTAAAGAACCTGATTTATATGAAGGATGTAATACTGGTGCAGTATCTGCTAAACTAAAAGTATTATTTACTTGAGGTTTGCCTAAATATAATTTCCAAGCATCTAATCTGGGTGACAGCTCATTTTCAACAGAATAGCCCCCATTTTTTATATTATTAATTATTTCTGAAAATTTAGTACCAAAATCACTAGATTGATATCCTCTAGGAGTAATATATTTTTCAGCAAACTCTGATATTCCAGGAGTGTAAGCTTTTCTTTGATTAGAAGTTATACCAACTTTCTCCATTTGCTTTTTAGCTATCTCATAATCACTTAGTCCTTGAAGCTGTCCTTCTTTTTTTATTTTACTTAGATTTCTATTTATATTTACTTCTTGTGATACTTTTCCTATCAGTCCTTCTTCAGGACCTAATACTTTTCCTAATGTTTTTGCAGCAGGTATACCAATAGGTAAAGCCATAAGAGCATCTATTGCAGCTCCTTTATAATTACCTTCATATAAATCAGGACCTAGTTTTGTTGCACCCTGTAATGCACCTATTGCAACTCCTTCAGGAGTGAAATATCCTGGAGACATTAATGGAGACTTGTAAGCTTCTTCCATACTTTCTTGTACCCAATCTTTGCGTGCTTGTAATTCTGAAGCTTCTTGTGCTTGTTTATTTTCTTCTATAGCTCGTTGCTCTTTTTCTTTAGCTGTAGCTACTTTACCTATTTTAGGTGTAACAGTTCTTGTATTATCTTTTTTTGTAATAGTAGTTTCTTTACCTTTTCCTTTACGTGTTTGAATCTTACGATTCATTGTATCATTAATAAGATCTCTAACTGAAGGAAGATTTATTCCTTCTTGTGCTATATCATATTGATCTAACCATGCACCATCTCTACTAATAGTCTTTGGTTGCCAATCTAATCCTTCTCTATAGTATTGCATCTCTTGACCATTCTGTGCACTAGCCATTGTTTTCTTTGCATACTTTCCTTCACTAGGAATATTTCCTGTACGTGCGTATGAGAAACCTGTAGCTCCTGGAATATTTCCTCCCATTTGTAGATTTTTATTACCACGTTTTAATTGATCTTCAATAAGTTTATATTCTTCTTCTTCTTCTTCTTTCGATTTTGGCCAAGAAGTATAATTTTCAATTTGATCTATTAATGATGGTTGTATTTTATTATGTGTATAATTTTCAACAGTGTTTGGATTATTGTAAACATTTTTTTCAATATTATCTTCAATGTCTCCTGAAGAAAGATAAGATTTTATATATCCTGGAACATCATTTGTTAAAAATCTAGGAATAACTTCTGATAAAGGTTGACTGGCATGAGACACTTCGGTTAAATAATCATCTGCGTTATCATAAGAATTTTCTAAACCTTTAGGTATATTTACTTCATTAGTAAAAGGGTTATAATTTCTTCTAGCGTGAAATGGTAATCCTTTATCTGTTCCTACGTTTACAGAAGGATTACCTCGTTTATTTTGTACTTTAAGCAATGCTGTAAAATATTCTGGACCTAACTCTTTTTTAATCTTATTAAAAAAATCAACAGTTTCTTTTGTTGGTAAAGATTTTTCTATTTTGTTTGCTTCTGCTCTAGGATTTTTTATATTACCTGTTCTTGTTCTTTCTGTTTCATCTTTTATAATATTCTTTAATTCTTGTTTATTAAAAGGTTTTTTATAAACACTTGTTGATTCTGATACTATTTCTGTACCAGGTTGAGCTTTAGGAACATAGTTAACTGGATAGACTGAACCACCCATTTGAAACTGTCCTCCCCATGTAGGAGAACTATTTCTTCCTACATTGCTGTATCCATCTCCTTGAAATCCTTCAGGAGCAGATACTTCATAATCATTATAATTATCTAGCCAACCACCATTTTGCATGTTGTTGCTATTATCTCTACCACACTCATGACATACGTACATATCTTTCTTACTAGAATCAGATTTGTTCCATGACCATCCACATGTGCATTTTACTTTACTAGCCATTACTTATAAGATATTTGTGCAGGGGTTAATATGAATTGACTCACTAGATGAACGTTTGAGTGATTATCGAGTATATGTCTCACTTTTAATTCTTTTGCTCTTAGAGTGGCTTTTTTGAAACTACGTGTATCATAATTCATGTTCTCTTGATTTATAACTTTATCAATAGAAAGACTCTCACATCCTGTATTAAATAATGGAACTTGAGAAGATTTTTGAAGAGCCCAGAATGTATTATACTGATAGAAGTTATCACTCTTAGTATATAGAATTGTTTTGCTATCTGTATTGAACATTGGATACTTCATATACTCATGCATATTGTTTAGAGGTTTAGCAACAAGGTTTAATACTCCTGAACTCTGTTGTCCATTGTATAGAATAGCTTTGTTAAACCATTTGTCATTTGTTTCTATTCTTGTATTGTAATTAAAGACACCATCTTGTATAGGAAGATATTCATATGCTTTTGTATAATCTACTACATTTTGTAAAATTTCATCTTGAAATTGATATGCGAATGGATATTCAATTATATAAGAATGTATATTCCCATAATAAGAATTATATAACTGTATATTAGTTAAATGTTTCCATATACATCCAGTTATAGTTTGTGTTAACTTAATATTTGCATATTCTTCTTCAGTTATATCATTTAAAGATATTGTTTTTTCTGATTTACAGTCTCCTACAGATTTGATTGTAATCATAGATACGTTATCATTTACAATATAACTTATTCCTTTTGTTAAAACTTTTTTAGTTACACCCTCTGCTATTACATTCCCAAACTGATCAAAGATTGAGAATGGTCCAGCAGTAGAATTTACTTTTGTTAATTTTATTGTTATTACTTTTGACATTAGCACAAACCATTAAAAGTTATTGTTACATCCCCTGAATATCCAGATATACTTATTGCACAGAATGTTACCACTGAAAGACCTCCTCCAGGATTACCTACTTGTATAATTGCAGGAGTACCTGTACAATCTATAATATTAATATCAATTGTTCCTGTAGTTGCTTTACTTGCTGTATATGTATTACATGCTCCTGATATTGTTGTTGTTGTTGTAGTTGTTGTAACACAAGGTATTATTTCAGTTAATACTCCTGACACAACATGATAAACATCTGTAGTAGTATATGCACTCTCTTCTGTAAAATACCAACCATCTGCTATTACTGAACAATCTGTTGTACCATTATTAACATATATAGTTTGACCAACTGTCAAACTTATAGCATTTACATTAATTAATGTATAATCATAACCTACATTTGTTGTAACATAAGCAATTGCTGCACATGCATCAACTTGACTTCCTGTAGATACTACTGTTGATGGTGGTGCTATTATATTATATCCTGTAATAAATTGATAGTTATTCATAGTTGTTGGTCTTTGACATGGTGGAGGTATTGTTATTATCCCTGTTCCTTCTAATACACAATCTGTTAATATAACTTCACCATTCAATGTACAATCTAAAGGAATAGCAGTTGTAGTGGTTGTTGTTGTAGAACTAGTTAAAGAAGTAGTAGTAGTTGTTGTTGATGGATTAGGAATTAATTCTCCTGCAATAAAATCAAAATCACCACAACATCCATTAATACCAGAATAAAAGAAATTATTTTCTGCTATGTACCAATTAGGAATATAACTATGAAAACTTATCCAGCTTTTAGTATTTACATTATATGAAAGCGTCCAAGATTTGTTGCAAAAATAATCAGAATCTTTTAAATCAACAACTGTTGTCAATACTAAATCATCAACAATTTCTTCAATGTAAAATTCTTTTGTTGTAGAATTATACTTAATATCAGTAATTAGAGGAATATAATCTAATTTAGTAATTATTACTCTATCAAATTTACTATCATATACAGCATGCAAACCAACACCATTAAAATGATTATCTATGTCTACATTTGGAAAATGTCTTAATATCTCAAATGCCAAGTGGTCTGTAAAAAATCTATTCATACCTGAACCAAATGCAGATAAGTCTTCTACTTGTGTCCCTTGTATAATAAATACTTGTCCTCTTTTAGCATCAATTGTTATTTGTCCTTGAGGAATTTTTAATAACATTTTATTTTGACTTCCTACATACCCAAGATCTGTTTCAGCAAAATCAATTGGAGGAGCACTAAACATATTAGGGTTACCAACATATGCTGCTTGTGGATTACTTGTATCAATTGTTAAGAGATTGTTATACATTAATGTCTTGTTCTCAAATCTAGCTAATATAGCTCTGTTTTGAATACCATCTAATGATGTAAGTGCTCCATAGTTTTGAGGAAAATCAAAATAAGAAACTGCTCTATATGTTAACCAACTATTAACTCTATTGTCTGCATCTGTATTTTGACTATCAGAATATATTGCTCTAAATGGATAATTTGTATAACAAGCTCTTCCATCCCAATCAGGAGGAAGATGCGTAAATGTATTTTCTTTATTTTGTTTAGAGAATGTTACATTATATGTATATGTATTATCATTAGCAATACTTACAAAATCTTCTTGCAACCAATCATCAGGAATACTTGTGCTTACATGTGGCCAGAAATCACCTTCTCTATTATTAAAAGCTTGACGAAGATCTGTATTATAACTAGACTCACAATAAAAGTTAGGAATACCATATGCAAACAAATAGAAATATCCATCATAGAATGTTCTATTAGGATTACTTGAAGCTGCAACTGGAGGTGTTGAGGTTGGTCCAGGCTCTTGACTATTAGGACAATCAAAATTGTGAGCTTTATAAGATATTATATTTGAAAGTATTCCTGAGTTATTTTTAGAATAGTCAGCTAGTACAGATCTAGCTGAATGCCAATATTTTGGATAAGCTATATTACCAATTTCATCATAAAATATATCTGAATCATCAGGAGCATTCACTCTATTATCTATAAAGAATGGGAGTTTAGTTTTAAATGCAAAACGAGAAATGAATGTATCTCCTCCAAATATTGTAGCACTTCCTGTACTATTAACAGTTCTTTGAAATCCTGTATCAATTGTTTCATAAGAATAAATTTGTCCCCATTGGTTAACAAATGTATTTTTTAATGAAGCATAATAAGATAATACTTGAATACCTTGTTCTCTTGCAGGAGTTGAACATGCACGACTTCCACCAATAGTTATTCTAGATTTATCCGTTATTCCTAATGCAGGGACATTAATACTATTATTAGGAAAAGGAAGTGGAGATAGATATTCTTCAGAATTGTTTAATTCTTTTGTTTTTATAAATACAGAAGTTTCTCTTTGATAATTATTTATAGGAATGTTATCATCTCCTATTGCTTGAACACCAGGTATTAAATATTTTGCTAAATCAATATTTCTTTGTTTAATTCCTAAACCATTAGGAATAGATACATTATAATCATAACTAGCAATTGAATTATATGAATATGCATAGTTCTTTCTAGTTATACCATTTATATATATTTGTAAATATGCTTGATATGCTGTAAACATGGAGGTAGCATTAAACGGAACAGTTCTATTACCTAAATCACTAGAAGCATCCAATGCATCCTGCTGTGCTTCTTTTGTAAGAAGTCTATATTTAGCATTACTTTTAACTGCTACAAAATGTGCTTTACCAGCACCAAACATTACATTTTCTAATTTAAGAACATCTCCAAGAAATGGTTGTCCAAATGATGTTTCAGGTGAATTAAATATTTGTCTATATGCAAGATTTGGATCACTTGTAATTGCAGGTTGCGGACTTTCGCTTTTACATTTTGTACTTACAACTTCTTCTATTGGACCAGTGATACGTTGCCCTGCTTTATCACAGTTGCTTATACAAACTGGTTCAGTTCCTTTAATAACTTTTACATCTTTATTTGTATTACCCCCTAAAGCACCATACCACCAATCATTTTTTGTTTCACCAGTCCAATCCTTCCACTCAACTCTAAAGCCTATTCCAGGTTCAATTATAGATGGATTAATAACTCTTACATTCCATACATCATATGTATCTATTGTAATAGTTCCTTTAGCAGTTCCTTCTAATACAGGAAAACCAATTGAACACAATGAATATACTTTTACTTCAGTGTATTCTTGTGTTGCACTTTTATTTGTATTACAATCAATATATCTAACTGTAGCTTTTCCATCAGCTAATTCTGTAATTGTTACAGTGTATGAGTCACATTCCTTAGACCATGCATTATTAATTTCATTTAAAAATGGATCTTCACCTAAATCATTATATGGATAATTAGGAAAATAAAAATCTTGATTTTCTCTTGAATATTTATTTACATTTCTAAGTATTCCTTTAGCTATAATAGATTTATTTGTTCCTCTATCTCCTCTTAATATTTTAAAACCAACAATAGCTGATTTTTCTTCTTGTGTTAAATTAGAAGACTCAATTAAGGATTTAATTTGTTCAACGTTTATCTTTACTCCAATAGGAAATACAGCATCATTACCCATCACCATTGATCCAGGACTAGAGAATAGTTTTGATTCAAACATTGGACTAACAAGGACATCTGGAAATTTATGATGTCTTATTTTTTGTCCAGCAAGATCTCCCCACACATTTGTATTACATGGATATTCTTCTGTAGATTCCCAATATGCAAATTCTCCATATTTATATGGAACAGCATTACCTATATTATTTCCTACAGCATCTCCTATTACAGAAGCTGTATTATATATTTTCCAATAAGGAGCACTTGTACCATCTCCTATAAAATCTTCATTATCATCTGTTACATCAGGGTATAATGTTTCACTTGGAGATAGTGCTCTACCAGGAATATGAAATCCATCCGTTTGTTTACCATTATCTAAAAGAAATGCAATTTCAAATGCATATACCTCATCACGTAAATAGCCTCGTAAGTTTGTAGCATTTAATTCATCTGAATAATTTTCATTAGCAGGAAGTTTATATGTTTCCCATTTAAGAGTTATTTGTGAAGCTATTGACTGATAATTAATTCTATCAATAGAAATAAGTCCATCCCATATAAGAACATCTTGTGCAGTAGTTAAATCTTCTGCAATATCATAATATGGAAACTTTTCAAATATATCATTAATAGATAAACGTATAGAAGAAACATCTTGTCCTGTATAGGTTATTTGTCTTGCAACATTATCAATAAAATATGTTCCTACTAATTCTACTGAACTAATTGCATTTATTGTTTTAATTACTGCAAGATTGAAATATTGAAATCCTCCTGTGACATCAAGATTATCAACGTTTACAATAATTGATTTACCTACATTATAATTATAATTAACTGTTGTTATATTTATATCTGCAATAGGTGTAGGGTTTGTAACAGAATAATATGATGTATAAGGATTACCAGTCGCATCTGAATATTGAATAGCAAATTGATATGTTCCTGCAAGTAATGCTCCTCCTGTAGTAATATCTACTATAGAAAGATCTGGAATATTAAAATTAGGTTGTATTTTTAATTGATTACAATCTAATTCTTTAGTATATGTAGGCTCACATAAATCTGAAGTAGGAGTTAATAAGAAAGGAATATTATTAATATCTAAATATCTTCTTTGATTAAAGCCATCTGTCCAATAAATCTCTGTTGTACAGTTTGTAATTTTATGTACAGCTTTATGTATAGGATGATCAATATTAAAATTAAGACATGGAGCATTAACTAATGTGCGATACACACAATCGTTATTATCCATATAACCTATTTCAGAATCTCCAGTTAATGGGTTAGTGATAAAAAATATATGTTTACTTTGTTCATTAATAAAATGTGTTCCTATTAATACATAACTTTCTGGAAAAGTTAAACAAAGTTCATTCCCTTGTTCATTTTGATAATTAACAGAACTAGAATCAAAATTTTCTAAAGCAGCGTTCAACGCATATGTAAGAGTGCCTGGTTTAATCTGGTTCAAAGTTTGATCCATATTTAAACCAATGTTTGCACTATTATATGCTACTTTAATATTTCCTTGTTGTTGTTCTTCAGCCATAATTATTAATTGTTACGCCTTCTTCCATAGCTATTAGTTCTATTTGGAAGTTCATACATATTAAATCTATTAAGATCATTTTTAATTCTCCTTTGTTTTTCCCAAGGAGTTTGTTTCTTAATTTCAATACTAGCCATTATGAATGATTCTTCATATGCTTGTTTATGATAAAGAAGTTTTTGTTGTAACTGATTAAATGTTTCATCATTAGTTTGATTAGTAAGCATTTCAAATACTTTAAACTTAATGAATGCTTCTACATACTCTCTAATACGATAGTTATCAGGAATCAATTGATTTCCTATTTCATCATACTCTGTAGCATAAAATATTAAATGTACAACCCCTTGTCTAAAATTAGTTACAAACTTATTATCTCGTATATCAAATGAATCAATACTTGCAGATCCAGGAGTAAAGTTATTTACAGGAATAGGTTGTGCATTAAAATCCCAGTTACTTGTATACTCAACACCACATTGTTGTTTTGCTGATATACTTCCAGGTTTAAGTAAATATGTATGAGTGAATGCTCTAGATACACTATTGTTTGTTTTATATACAGCTTGTACTAATGTTGGCATACATGTACCATCACATTGTGGAACTTGACAAACAGGGTTATTACAAGGAGTACCTCCAATAGTTAGTGGTGCTATTTGTATAGTTGTTGAACTAGCTGCTTGTGAATAAAATGAATTAGCTGATTGATAAGGATAGGCTGCTACTTCTGTAGTCATCCAAGCTTCTCTAACAGCATAAAAGTTATCAGGAAGTCTAGCTTGGAAGTCTTCAACAAACAAAACTTCTTCACTTATTACATAAGTTGTTCTTCCTAACTTCTTTAAAGCTTTGTCTAAATAAGTAGGGAATAATAAATTATCTACAGCCCCCGTATCCATATATGACTTAAGTTCCTCTGATACAATTGCATAAATTGGTTCAGGAGAAACAAAATTATATTTATAATAATAACTCATAATTTTTTTGTGTATTTATAGGGTTTTGTTAAAGCTTTTTCTAATTCCATTCCTTTATTTAATCTGGATTTTAATGTTTGTTGATTGAGGTTAAACTTTTTAGCTAGATCAGTTAATATATATTTTTTATTTTTATATATTAAATATACAGAATTTCTTTTATTTCTATCTTGAACATCTTTACTAGCCCATCTACAATTAGAAGGTTCATAGTTTCCATTTACATCTATTCTATCTATTGAATAAGTAGAATCAGGTTTATTTCCCATATCTATATGGAATTTTTTAAAATCTAACCACTCCTCACAAACTTTTATTCCTCTTCCTCCATAATTATGATAAAAAATATTATTAGAATTTAAACATCTTGATTTCATTGCTTCCCAAGAAGCATACTCAGAAGACTTACTCATATTATGAGTTGTTATTCTTTTAAGTAATCCATCTCTTCTAGTACAACCACATGAAATAGTTCTACCATTTCTTACTGACGAAAGTCTAGTAATAAATCTTCTTGTACAAAAACATTCCATTACTACCATTCTATATTTTTGAAAACCTGTAACTTCTTTTTGGTGAAAATCTTCTTTTATAAAAGTTAGTTTTCCTATTTTATCACCTTTTTCATATTGTATCATATTAATTAATTTTAAATTATATACAAATATAAATCATTTATAAGACAATACCAAAAATAAAACTTTTTATTTTACTTCTTCCATTCTTTATATAAATGTTGGTACTTATCGTTGGTTTTTAAGTAATGTGACAATAGTCTTGATGTAAGTCTTGAAGGTTTAAAATACCAAAGGTCTGAGTTTTTGAATCGTGCTGATGGTTTAAACCACATCCAACCAAAAAAGTATCCTTCTGTATGATAATTAAAGTTATATATAACCTTTCCTTTTTGTTTAGTTTTTTGCCAGTCAATAGGAAGATTGATAAACTCCTTCCCATCTATGCCTTTCATTTTTCTTCTTTTCTTTTTATTGATAGAGAACTCACCAAAACCATAAGGAAGTTTTGCTTTATCTCCTGTCTCTAAAATATATTCTTTAAACAATTCATTATATGTGTAGATTATATTTCTCCATACATCATATGTAAGTTGTGTAGATGGGTGTTTTTTACAAAACAAGTTGTAATTATCTTTACTGGAAGATCTCCAATCTACTTTTACTCTCATGAATTTAGTTAGTTGGTTTTGAATTAGGAGCTTGTCCATCTATTCCTTCTTGACTAATATCACTCTTAATATTGAAGTAGGTAGATAATAGTTTTTTAGATGTAAGTTCTAACACTTGTTGTTCAAGATAACCAGGAAGAGCAAACTCTTTGTCTAAAGGATTTTTACAAATCTCATCAATAGTATATTCTGGTGTACCACATCCACACTCAGGATACATAAGATCATTGCTTACATCTTCTTCAAAGAAAGCTACAAATCTAATTGCTCTAAGCATTGGATTGTTTACATATAGATATCCATTAGTTATCCAGAAGTATTCTTCATTCTTAATTACAGGAAGTTTAAGTAAGTTTAAATATCTATTGATACTAATTTCTTTTAACTTTTTTCCTTTACCACTCATGGCATTAATAGAATAAACTCCTTGTATTACATATTGATAGTTTCCTTCTGATATACGTGGAAGTTTAAACTTAGTTCTAGCTATAGAACATTCATCTACATAATCACAACATTCAGAAATAGATACTTCACACATCTCAAGACATGGTATAGTGGTAAAAAGTGTGTCGGTAGCCCAAAGCTTTCTAAGATTGGTTTCACGTTTAATAAGCAATAAAGAATTATTTCTTACTTCGCTAGCTATTGCACGGTCAGTTATTAAACTGTCCGTACTTAATATTTTATGCACTGAACGTACATCACTTACTAATTTCCTTAATGTTGCCATAATTTATATTCTTTCTTCGAACTCACATATCTTGCCTAGTTTAGTATCATATACTAAAGCTAATGCAGCTCTAACTGAGTGTACAAAATTATTATCTAAGTGCCAACGGTCTGTACCAGACAAACTGGGCATTTGTTGTATTCTCACTCCTTTAATTTCTTTAGCCATATAGTGATGTTTATCTCCTGTATGGATTTCTCTGTATTTAGCATTACCAAAGAAATGACTATATTCTGGATGTGTTGCAAACAATAATGGTAAATCATCTATTTTGCAATTACCATGATGCCATCCTATAAATGTATTACCTACAACTTTTGCTTTAATTACACTGTGATGTCTTATAAAATCTACATCATAATCATCTTTAAAATATACATCTAACGCATGTGCTAAATAAAATGATTTAGTTCTATCGTGATTACCTTGTACAAGAACAACTGTAACATTACTACAATGTTGTCTTAGCATATTAATTGTATCTACAAGTACTGAAAATCCTAATTCATATTCAGAATGATATTCAAGAATTGTATCTTGTGGAGTACCATTTGTAGTTTGGTTTTGAATATTATCAGTATGAAAAAAATCATTTGATATAGGAAGAATAATAGTGTCTATGTTGTAGTTAGCTCTCACCTTCCGAACTAATGATTGTGCTATATTAAAGTATCTTCTAGCTCTGTCTGCTGGGTCATTGTCTCCATCTATAGTTCTTTTAGCTAAATGATAATCAGCTATTGATATTTCTATATCTACATGATCTTTATTAGGATCAATTAATACTTCATTAACTGGTATATTATTTGGTGTGTAGTTTTCTAAAAACTTAGCAAAGTCTTCAGGAGAGTAATCTTTTGCTTCTTTTCTTTTTGAAAAGACTGAGGAAGTAAAGTTTCCTCCTGGTAGTAGTTTAGACCAATAGTTTGTAATAACATATTTGTCTAGATTTATTTTATGTAGCTTAGCTAACTCAATATCATCTTTAGGTTCAAATGTACTAGTGATGGTACTTTCTATTGTTCCTTTTTCAACATTCACTTTTCTAATTTCTCCTGTAGAAGTGTTAAGTTCTATTGGAGATTCATTATCTTTTTCTTTAAGTTCTTTAAGAAGCTCATTCACTTCAAATTCACTTATTCCTAATCTTTCAGCATAAAACTTTTTACTTTTCTTTTGCCTTAATAACTCTTCTAACTTGAACAATAAATCTTGATTCTCAGCCATATGTAGTGTAATTTACTTAAAATTAGGGTAAAGATAAAAATAGTTTTCATACTATCCAAATAAATTTAATTAAATAGATTATTCTTTATAACTAAAATAGTTATAAAACAAAAACCTCCTAAGAATATCTTAAGAGGAAAACATAGAAAACCAACAAACTATGATTTTTTTATATTATAATATTATTGTTGTAGTAGTAGTTGTAGTGGGACATGCTCTAATTGAATACCACGCTGTACCAGCAGAACCCCCAGTAGCTCTGATTGTAGCTATAGGATTAATTAAATAATCTGCAGATGTGTATTTCCACCATACAATTTGATCATAAGTCACACCACTTATAGTCATATTAGGAATATCATATCCTGTATCAATAGTAAATTCTGATTGTCTTGTAGGAGCAACTCCTTTATTAGTTCCTATAAATTGATCTACTGGTAAATTTGGATCATTTGGTAACAAATTATCAGGAGGAGTTCCCCAAATATTATCAAATACATTATTATTAGTTGTAGCAGTCATAGAAGTTGTAGACTTTTTGTTTACTCCTCCATTTTCTGGAAGTCCATGATAAATCTCTAGTTTATCAACTTGTCCTAGTGGATCAAAAAGAAAAGTAATAACTCCACCATCTGGATCTAAATTAACGTATTGATCTTTCAATTCAAGTCCTCCAGAATCAGTAGTTCCTTCACAAGGAACACTTGGAACAAGTGTTGTAGTGGTGGTAGTTGTAGTTCCTACTAATGTAATATCTATATAGTTTACACAATCCCCTGTAGACTTAACTCTAATAATAGTTGCAAAATCTGGGACTGCGGAAGAAGCATACCCTGCAAGTAATGCAGATTTGCTTACTCCTGTTGCAAATGCTGATACATATCCATCAAGATTTGTATATAAATCAAAGGGTCCTGAATCTGCCCCTGCTGTTGTTAATGTTATTAATACTGTCATGTTGGTTTATTTTTAAGTCCAAGTTGTTAATGCTGATCTAACCCAGGTGTCTGTTGCTACACAAACATAAATAAATCCTGAAGTTACCCTTATCTCTCCAAGGGTTCCTGTTGAGGTTGCACTTGCTGGAGCTATGTTTAAAGCACTTAATTTGTATTGTGTTGTAACAGCACTACCGTTTATCTGTAACTTGTCTACTCCATTATCAACTGATGTGTTTATACCAATGTTACCATTTGAATTAATACGAAGAGCATCTGTACTAGATGAATTTATTAAAAACCTATGGAAAGTATTTGTGTTGTAAATTGCAGAACTACTAACTGCAGTATCTATACCCATATTCAGGAACCCTGTTCCATCAAACGTTTGAAAAAATGGAGTATTTGCAGTTTGTAATAAAATATTTGTTCCATTGTCTCTGAGTATACCATTTTTTATTGAGTTAGTACCCATTGCAACTGGCATTATTCCAGTGGTTAATGTTCCTGTAATTACATCTTTGTTGTTTTGTTTAACAAATTCACTCCAAGTATTTTCGTTAATTTTATGTCTTACAAATACAGTTTCATACCCATCACTAGTTATTAATTCCTGTAAAACAGTATCTTCTTCTGTACGCTTTGTTTTTAAAATAACGTTTCTTGAGCCATCATTATATTCATTTAACGAATCTCCATAAGGAAATCCTTTTGGTAAAATGCCTATTGTAATTATAGCTAAATTATTCATTCTGTCTATATTAGAAAGCATCGTGCCTACTAAATTACCAGTAACTCGGTTGTTGTTGCATTTGTTATTCCCTACTTCTTCGTGAGTTAGATTAAAATTCCCATTGAGGACGTAACTTATATTTGAAGTATCAGAATCATCAAACCAGTTTCCTGTTAAGTCTACAATTCCACCTCTAGTAGTATCGGTTATACAGTGTTGTTGAGGATTTATAAATTTGTTATCTTTAATAGTAATAAATTTAGAACTAGTTTCAATTTTAAGGCCGTCTACACCAGTCATGTTTTTAATCGTGTTCTCTCTAATTATTATATTAGAAGCCCTGTTTATTTGCTCAAAACTAAAAATTACATTTTCATAATAATTATTTTCTATAATAACATCAGATACATTAACTATGTAACCAAAACCAGAATTACTAATGTAATTATCTCTAAAAACTACAGATTTTATATTTTTACCGTTTGTTTGTAAATATGTAAGTTGCGAAATAACTGTGAATGATGCAAATGTACAATCTACTATTGTATTATTTGAAACAGTAATTTTTGATTGTAACGGACTTGTTTCTGGATAATTTAAGGTGCTATTATTATTTGCTAAAGTAATTGCTATTGCTCCTATATTTCCTCCAATATTATAAATTTTATTACCTTTTATTTCGCCTCCCCTTAAAATACTACTTATATAATCAGGTTCTATATCAATCGCTCCAGGCATATCAGACCTAGTCGTATTCTTTATTTTATTGTAATTAACAGAAAACCCATCGCATGCATAAATAGAAACAGCCTGCCTATTGTCTTTATTTACGCCATCAAAAGAATTGTAAATTATATTTACATTTCTATTCATTCTAATGTTTGTAGAACCGACAAGAACATTTGTCACCGCAACTCCATCGCCTAAAAATCCTATAAATTCACAATTTTTAACCGTAAAATTGCTGACTCCGACTGCACAGATTTGATGGGTTAGCTCGTCAAACTCATCATTAACAACGTCATTTAAAAAAGTAATACCATCAATAGTTATATCTCTAACAGCTGTACTCTCAAAAGTAGTAACATTTGAAGGAGAGTTTACACCATCGTTAATTAATAAGAATCCATCAGCTCTTTCATACCTGGCAAAAGACGGAATTGGATACCCACCAACTATTTGCCTAGTTCCTAAAATTTGTTCAAACACAACACCTTTTGAGCCAATTAGCGAAATACCGCTGTATTGAGAACCAATTAAATCTAAATGCGTAAACCTATAAGAGTTTTCGCTAGGACTAAACTTTATTTCTTTAATATTAGATGTGCTTGCAAAGTCAATAGCGTTTTGCAATGCTTCAGTGTTGTCTGTGACTCCGTCCGCTTTTACTCCAAAAATACAAGGATTTATTACATCTACGTTTCTTTTAAAATATTCAGTGCCCAATTGAAAATAGATAATACCGTCAACTACAGGAGTACCTGTTACTTTCGATAAAGTTATATCTTCTCCTGTGTATTGATCCAAAATGCCATATAAAACATCTCCTTTTCTTTTTGCCAGAGAAAGAGATTCGTTGGATTTTATCCAATTTTCACCAGAATCTACAGTGTAAGTAAAATCATTACCGACTAACAAAAAAGTAATTTTGTATTCAGTTTTATTTGGTAATCCTGTAATCGTAATATCTTGATATGCGGTTCCTCCGTTTAATGTATTTGTTCCATAAGGCGTAACTCTCAAGGTTCTTGTTTCGCCTACGGGAATATTTAACATGTTATATTCACCAGTGCATACGTAATTCACCCTTAAATCCCCCATATAGGACATCATCGGTATTAAATCCCTAAGATTCAAGTATACAGTTGTTCCTGTTGTTAAATCTTTATATATTTTAAACGTTGGATCGTTTGGCTCTATTGCTGGAAAATCTTCATTTGGTTTTCCGTAATAATAGTTTGACGTTCTGTCTGTACCATAACCTGATTGGAATTTAACACCTGTTTGCGGAGCAGCGACTTGGATACCATCACCCATTAAACAGCCGTTAAAGGTAATCATACTATTTTTTAAAGAATAAACAAACGGTTTATTAGCTGTATTTCCTTCTGTATGTAGCCCTTCAAATAAACTTCTAATTGAATATATAGTTTCAGGATTTGATCCATTCATATAAATACCACCAACAACCACATTGGTTCCACATCCTTCTATTTCACCACCATTAACTGTTACTCCATAAGAAGATTGAACTGTAATACTAGAGCCTGCTATAGACCATAAGCGTAATGTTTTATATTCTATAGCTCCATTGTCAGGATGTTTTCTGTGAAGAACTCCACCTCCTGTATAGTGGTATAATTGTCCTCCATTTGGTAAACTGTAAAAGTTTCCAACATAGTATGTATTTGTCGCTCCAGGTTTTGCAACGATTGGATATACATTTCCAGCAACAATGATAGTCCCCATATTTGTTAATATAGGCGTAGGCGTTGTTATTTCGCCTATATTATATAATGTTGTATTACTAACAAATGCTCCCTTTGTAAACGTAGTTAAGGTTGAACTACTAGTAGAACGAATATCTAATAGATTCCATGCCACTATATTATTATTACCACTTGCTTCATAATCAACCCCAAGTCCTACATTTGATATATAAACTTTATCAAATGTAGAATTTAATACACCATTTTTTAGAACAATACCTCTTGCAAAACCATCTCTTTGTATCCCTCTTATAGTTAAACTTCCCGTATGCTTAATAAAAACACTTTGACCATATCCGCCTCCTTGAATAACTAATGCATCTACATTATTTATTGTTTGCAAAGTACAAACTGTTTCTAATTTTATGCTTTCAGATATTGTTATTGTATCTGATAAAAAATTACCTTCTAATTCTAAAATATCCCCTGAAGTTTGGCAAAAATTAATAGCAGATTGTATTGCAGATGTATCATTATTTATGCCATCTCCCTTTGCTCCAAATATATATGGATTAATTTTTACTATGTTTCTTCTAAAATATTCAGTAACATTATAATTATTAATTAATTGAAAATACATTACTCCATCAACTACTGGCGTTCCTGTTACTTTTGATAAAGTCATTTCTTCGCCTGTATACTGGTCTAATATACCATATAGTACATTACCATTTCTTTGGGCTAAAGAAAGAGGTTCATTAGATTTTATAAATTGGTTTGCTTCTGGTATTGCTGTTATAGCAGCATCTAGTTTTTGTACTGCTACAGAAATAGTATCATTGTTTTGAATACCTGTATTAGGTAAGTTTGCTCCAACATAGCAAACAGAAGTTGACGGTGTACATTGTACACATCCACAAGAAGAATCATGATTTAAAGATGTAAACATATTATAAAGGTATATAAATTATGTAATAAAGAGAAATAACTGGTTGAATATTTGAATGAGGTAGTCCACCTCCTGTAGATGATATAGTTACAGGATGTGTATGTATACCATTAGCTGTGGTTAATCCTGCTGTTCCTTCAAGAGTATCACTAATATATGGAGTTTCTGCATATAAAGTACCTGTACCAGCACTCCCATACTTTGTATTATGAGTATGTTCTCCTGCAGCAACTGTAGCTCCTAAATGAGTATGTGCAGGAAGTTGCGTTTCATTTAAAGTAACTTGATTTGCTCCAAATGTAGTAATACCTTTTGCATTATAATCAGGGTTACCATTAAGTCCTGGTTGAGTTTGTGATGGAAAACTTGCATTAAGCATTGATGTAACTCCTACAGGAACTCGTCCTCTTAAATCTGGTGTTGAATTTAATCCATTACATAAAAATATTCTGTCCCAATCTCCTGTTCCTGCACCTGTACCATTAAAATGTGATAAATCTCCATAATAAGGAAGAATAGAATAAGGAACCATTTTAGAACTAACTAATGTAGAAGTTCCTGTACTAGCTAAATATGCAGCAATGTAATTATTTAAAGGTTCTCCTTTAGGTACATAATTTGTTTCAAGGTCAAGTGCAAGAGCAACTAAATCAACTTGTATTGCACAAACTTTATTTATTACAGCTTGTACAATAGCATGTGTATCTGAAGAAGCAGTTACACCTGTTAAGCATGGTGTAAATGTTGGACTAGGACCTATTGGTATTGTATAATCAGCATTTAATATTGCAAGCTCTGCATCAATTGCATCAACTTGTTCTTGAAGATCACAAGCAGCTTGTACAAGTGCTTTTGATATATCTACAATTGTTAAATCTCCACAAGTTGGAAGATATTTCTGTACAACAGTACATACATCTATATTACCAAGATCTATTTTTATCCCAGTTCCATTCAATGTAGAAAGAAGAAAAGAAATCAAAGCTTGTTCTACAAATGATAATGTATCACCTGTTTGAATTCCTAATGTAGGAATATTTATTCCTGTATATTTTACACATCTGTCAGAGACAATCTCTGTACATCCGTTGTAACAATTTGTGCAATTAGACATATTATATTTATTTTATAGTGTTGTTGTTGGACAAGGAGTAGTAGTAGTGGTTGTTGTCACTCTCACTTCAGGTGTAAATACAGGAGCAATTGTACAACCTGCAGTTAATATATTAACTCTACTTGTAATTTTTTTTATAGATACATCACACATGTAATCATGATTACATTGTTTATATGTAAGTATTCTTTTATATGTTATTAATCGAATCATTGCACCAGCTGGTACAGATTGATTTAACATATATGTAATATTATTATATAGACCATTAGCATATTCTGCTAACTTACAATCTATTGATTTAAGTAAATTAGGAATATCTGTACAGTTGATACAATTATTTAGTCTAGGTAATAGCATATTATTATTTTTTAGCTGCGCATGCTGCACATAATCCATTTTTTAACTGACATCCACACCCCACATTTGCTCCACACCCATTACATTGTGCCATAATTAATAAAAGTTTAATTGATAATTATTTCCTGAACATCCACAGTTAGATTTTAAAAAATTATCTAACATATTATTTGCTTGTGTATATAATTTATTTGATTCATATTCTGCACAATTATTAGCTGCAGCAATTGAACCTTGTATAAAGAAATTAATTGTATTTAATGTTACGCTAGATTGAGTTTTAATAGCCCTATCACATTCAATTAAATCTAATTGAAGGAAAGCTCTATCAAACTTTTCTTGTATTCTCTCCGTACGCATTATTGTTTTATCTACATAATTTATATATGCAGGTGTAATAGAATATCTTAACTTATATATTCCATCAGGTAATGGTTGATCAACCCCAACTTCTGTAATTCCTAAACTTGCTGAATTAAATAAATTAAAATCATTAACAACAAAAGGAAGAATAGCTAAACCAAAATTTGGAACAGTTATTTCAATTGTAGGAGCAACAACAAGAGGTGGATCATCAGGATAAGTAGACGCATCAGCTATCCCTAAAGTTAAAACATTATATGTTGGAAGTACTAATATATCTAATTTTAAATCTGCCATTATTATTTTTTAAAAGATTAATAAAAAAAAGGAGAGAGTTTTACTTCTCTCCTTTTAATATTAGGAATTTATATTTCTACTATTCTTACGGTATTTGTGTAGATGTAGTAGTTGTAGTTGAAGGAGCAACAGTACTAGTAGTGGTAGTTGTAGTGATACAAGCATTACCATTAACTAAAGTTCCTAAAGCAGCTTCTAATACATTTTCAATAAGTCCACCAATTGGATTAGAAGTACCACCAACTTGAGTTTGTGGAGCAGCAATGATCACTGTTGAATCTTCCATGATGTAATCACCCCACTGATAAGCAGACTTATCAAGTTCGTTGAACTTAATATAATAAGTATCATAAGTAACTCCACTTGAAACATAAGTTTCAAAGTTCTCATTATACCCATTCATTCTGTAAAGGTGTTTCAAGTAACCAGCTTGGTAGCTATAGAAGTTTTTCTCTAGTTGAGCAATTTCTCCTGATTGTCCTGTTGGATAAGAAGAACGTTGAGTGATTACAGAGTTAGCAACAATGTTACAGCTATCAGCAACAATAAAGTCAGCAGTAGTAGCTGGACCAGAATATACAAAAGTTCTGAAAGACATTCTGTCATATTCAAAAGGGAAAGCAGCAACATCACATGGTTGACCATATTTTGTTAAAGGTTTTCCAGTAATACGTAAAATAGTACCACCTACATTTTCAAATGTATAGAATGTGTTGAAGCTAATGTTATCAGGATTGATACCAGGAGCTTGTGCACGTAATTTTGTAATCAATTGATTAATTAATGCATTATCATCAACGTCAACACATACATCACCACCACACTCACAACAAGGAGCTTGAATAGTTACTGAGCGAGTGAATCCATTGAAATACAATGTATCAATATAAGAAGAATGTGCACGCAATGTTAATGTAAGTGTGTCTCCACATTGTACAGAAAAATTAGTTACATCAGTAATTTGATTAGCTGCTGTTGGGCAACCAATTACTTTATACCATTCAGATACATTAGATCCATTAGAAGCAATTCTATCAGATCTTTTAGATGCTTGAAGGTAAGTGTTTTCTCTACCTTGTGCAACGTAGAAATAAGGTTTAGCAGCAATATTAGCAACAGTTGCTAATGAATAATCGCTTCTAAATACACCCACTCTACCTGCAGTCAGGTCTTGGGTTGAACCAGAGCTAGGAAGAGTAGTCTGTCCTACTGGAACCACGAATAACGTGGTTAATGAAAAATCAGCCATTTTTTATTTATTTAAATTAATAGTTTATTCGTTTGTTTGTATTCTGAATTGTGCATTTTGTACAGCAGATTGATTTTCAGTATACATTGCTAGATTTTGAACTGTTAAATCTAAAAGTTCATCTTCTAAGTATGTTTCAAGCTCACAGTCTTGATCAAATGATGGTTCACCATCTAACATTATATATCCTGTTTTATTAATGTAAAGAGGATATCGCATGTACATTATTTGTAAATTCTTAGGGGTAAAGGTACCATCAGTAAATATACTTATTTCATCAGATGCAAGAAAGTTAAATGTTTCTTGATATTCAAATGATGGTTTGTAATGTTCATTATTTAATATGAATTGAAGATCACCGTGTTTAGCAAGATCTCTATTAATCCATATCTTTCTATCTTTACATCTTCCTTTGTCAGCTAATGCATAACTGTCAACGTAAAACATATATTTTGGTTCAAGCGTATGAAGATTAGCAGCCCATTGATTCAAATCAGCATCCTTTAATGTTAAAGGAAGTGGTTGGTGATTATAGTTCATTACAAGACTTTGTAAATCTTCATAACGCTTTTTAAATGAATCTTGTCCTAATCCACTAGCAGTACTTATACCATCAATTTTCTGTTTTATTAATTTGATCTGAGCTTCATTCAAAGCTAATATCTTATCTTCTAATTGAATTTGTTGATGTGCATTAGTTGACAGTTTATTCAGTCTTTGATCTACTTTATACAATAAACTATCTACTGGTATCATATGCTTTTATATTATTAAACTAACTGCTTAAATAGCAGCTAGTTTTTTAGTTTTTAGTTTTCCTTCTAATATTAATAACTCATCTTGGTTATCATCATCAGCTAAGAATCTAATTAAATCATCTTCATCTTTTGCCACTTCATACTCACCTTCATAAACCTTACCGTTAGGTTTGATTCTATACACTGAATGTGCTGTAGCTTGTTTAACTAAATCTTTAATATGGAGTAAGTCATCTTTCATTGTAGCAAATCTATTGAACACTTCAACTGGATTTAATCCTGAATATTTACCATTCTTAAATTCTGTTTGTTTCAATACGTTATCTACTTGATTGTAAACAACTTCTTCTTTGGTTTCTTCTGTTACTGGAAGACCTAAAAGTCTTGCAACTTTTTTCTTCTTATCAGGAGTCATTGAATCAAACATAACAATTGCTTTATTAATCAATTGTTTTTTCTTATATATTACAGCATTCTCAATCTCATCATCTACAACATAGAACTGTGTCTCTGCTGGATACTCACCTCTTTCCCAAGCTTGGTGAGAAGATGCAATTGTAGGATGTACTCTTAACCATGAAAAGGCTAGTTCTTGAAATGGAACTGATAAATCATAATAATTATCACCATCCATTAGTTTAACAGATTGAACATGTGTTTGATCATCTGTAGAAGTAGAAAGTCCATAGTTCCAAAATTGTGAACGAGGTCCTAAATCAATATCACCTAACTCATACTCAAGTTTTTCTTTAAGTTTAGTAACTCTCTCGATTTCTAACTCTTTTTCTAGAGGATCTGAAATTCTTCTGATGTATGAAGCAGTAGGATCTAATCCTGTTCTGTACTTACCATCTAATTCTTTATAAGGATATTTGAATACTCCTGTTCCAGGGATTCTTGTCATTCCTTTTTGTGCTAGTCCACTATCCATTGTCTGAAGTTGTGTACTACTGAACTCTCTCTTTATAGTAGAGATTTTTCCTATTTTTGCCATAATGTAGTTTAATTAATTGTTTTGGTTTATTTTAGTTGCGGATTAAGGACTCGAACCTTGCCATTGGGTTATGAGCCCGATATGCTACCAATTACACTAAACCGCCTTGCAGAGTGTTCCAATTGAATGGAATGCGACTGTGGACACCACAATCCATCACTCTTAGACTGTCCAAACTAAATCCTGCTTTCGCTGTCTAGATATTGTTCTGTCTATATTTGAGATCAATCCCCTCTAGGAGGGAGAGGAGTTGAGGGGATCTTTCTCGGAAAAAAGAGATGCATGCTGTTCTATAACGGGAAGCAATGCAACTACTGTTATTTTTAGAATTGTGGGATTTCCTCAATCAACACAGTTCTTGACAAATCTTCGATAAATACATCACATCTGTCTTTCATCCAGATTTCGTATCCTGGGAATTTGTTAGCACTTGACATACCTTGAGATTTAGCAAAACCTAAGTGATGACGAGTTCCATCAATATAACCCCAAGTCATAGAAGGAGCACCTTTCATACGTACTTCTCTAATGTTATTCACCATAGAACCATCACCCATTGGAGAAACATCAAACACCATAAATACAGGAGTAGATTTTTTGTTTTGTCCAAACTCTAGGTTAGTTTGTGGTAAATCTAATTCTTTTAAGTGAATCAATTCAACACGACCAGTCTCACGTGTAACCATTGCATCAAATGCAAAGTTGTAAGTGATGTGTTGTCCTTCACCTTGCATATATCTGTTTCCAGAATCTGCCATAAATGTAAGACCAGAGTTTAATGCATCTGTTTTCAAAGCTTGTTGGAATACATCGAATCCAGCTTCATTAGTGTACATTTTAACACGTCTGTCTTTTACATCCACTCTTCTGTAGAACAAATCTCCAAAAACTGAACGAATCAAGTTAGCAGAGAATTCACCTCTGTTGTATTGAACAAGGTTACCGTTGTTACGCATTCTGTGATAAACACCAGCAGATGTACGTTTAACTTCTTGTTTAGAACCATTAGTTTTAACTGTACCTGGTTTAGCCCAAATCATACGTTTAACTTTAAGCTCAAGCATAGATTTACGCATCCAGAACTCAATGAACGGTTCCCATTTAACATCGTTACGAGTAAGTGGCAATTGGTTACGTCTTTGTGGAGCATATACCAAGATGTCAAGAGATTTACCTGAAGCATCTTTCATCATTTTGTCATCAGCCCATTCAGTGATTTTGTGCTCATATCCATATGCAGAACCTAATGATTCAAACATTGTAATTTGCTCACCCAAACGAGGAAGACCTAATAAGTCTTGATCAAATTCTCCAATTGCAGCATCAACTAATTCTAGTTCAATACCATGTTGCAAGAACAAAGGATTAACAAAATCAACAGTTGGGTTATCAGTCACAAGAGTGAATGAATACAAGAATCCCATGTTCCATGGTAAAGGATCTTTAACAACATAGAAACGTGGACCATACTGACGAGTACCTACAGATACGATAGCATTTTTAGAGAATTCATTAGTATCTAATACTAATTGAAATTCTTGACCATCAATACCAACTTTACCAGAACCAGAAAGGATGTCTGTTGTGAAGTTAGGAACATCAATAATTTTTGGGAATTTGTAAGGAACTGCTACTTGCCATTTCCATGCATCACTATTATTATCAATGTAATAAGGTGTGCTTTTGTTGATCATGTCCAAGAAGTCGTTACTATACAATGAGCTCTGTGTATATAAAGAGATGATCTTTTTATCATAATCAGCAGGCTCAGTAGAGTGAAAACTCTCTAAGTGATTTGAGTCTGTAAGTTTACCAACCGCACGTTTGTCCATAGACGCTACACGTGCATACGTAAAACCTGTTAACCCAGGGATTGTTTGTAATGCCATTTTATTTAAATTTATTAATTATTAATTGTTATGAAAACCATGATTTTGGATTAGAACCACCAGTGGCTCCAGTTGTTTTAGCTTTAGTAACTTGTCTTGCAACTTCTCCAAACAGTTCATTAGATTTTTTCGTAACACCTGTTCTTTGTATGGTTGATAATGTAGGATCTTTTTCTAACATTTTTAAAAGAAGACCTATTTTAACTTTCTGTGCGTGATTCTCTGGTCTTTTTAAATCCAATATGGCACGATCAAAATCAGTTAAAGTTTCTCCTGAAGGAGTTTTCCACTTATCAACTAATAAGAAGTCTTGTAGTTCTGTTGCTAATTTTGGATTGATAGGGATACCATCAAACTCTTTTGCTTTCACCTTATCTTGTAAGATGGTTTGCACATTATTTATGTACTGATTTCTGACTTGAGCTTTTTGTTGTAACTCAGCTTCAGACTTAGATTCTAGATCTTGTAACTTTGCTGCTTCTTTTTTAACCAATACTTTATGGTTTCTAGTAGCAACACTTTCTAAATCACCGTAATTTTTTAATCTTTCGATTTCTGTTTCTATATCTTCTGATTCAAATCCTTGATTAGTTAATGCTTGTTTCATTATTCTAACTTGGTTATTCTCATCAGATAAATCCATTTCAGCAAATCCAACAACATTATTATATGTAGTGAAATATTCTTTAGGATTAACTCCTTTTACAAATATGGCATCAAAAGCTTCTTGGTAATCTTCTCCAAATTGTCCTATGAAATTTTGAACAATTTCACTAGCACCTTTTTTCTTTTCATCATTGAATCTTTCTAGAAACTCTTCTGCAGTGTTTACTGGTTCTTGCTCATCATCATCAGATGTAAATACACCTAATTTATATAAGTCATTAGCAAGTGCAGTGAATTGTGTTCCTTGTGGTTCATCATCTGCTTCCTCAGTATTATTAATACTTGCAGATTTTGCAAGTTTTAATACTGGAGCATCTTCTTCTTCTTCATCATCACTATCACTTAGGAAATCAGAAATCATTGATTGCCCTTCTAGTTTTTCTTCATCTGTTTTACCATCAACGTTTTTAGGAGGAACTATATCCTTACCTTTTGGTACATCTGGTTTAGCAGGTGCAGTAGGAGGAGTTGCTTCATCAATGATAGCGGTAACATCTTCTGGATTAGAAGTTGATGTTTCAGGAGAATATAAGTCATTTAATAGTTCCTGGTTGCCCATTCCCATTTCCATAGTACCCTGGATACTAAAGTTATCTAAATTATCAGCCATATGTAGTTGTATTTTTGTTTGGTTTATTTAGTGTAAATGTATAATAAGAGTTTCTAATATCAAAGTGTTATGAGTCAATGTGATCCAATTTTCTTGATAATATAGCATTAATATATTTTTCTCCTCCGAAGAGGAGAAGTTTTTTAACCTTTTTTGTTATTACGTCCTTTAGCATTCTCACGAGCAACAGCTAAATCATTTGCCATATTTTCTCTTTGCACTGCTAATTTCTCTTTTTCTATAGACATTTTATCGCTAGCTTGTTTATTCTTAGATTGAATGTCAGCCATTTTTAATCCATAATCTTT